TACCCCCCCCCCCTGAACTATAGAAAATACTTCTCTGCTGTCACCGTGGTAAAGCGTGCAATCACCAATGATCTCTTTTCTCATATCAACTTCTCTGTTTTTTGTTTTCTTCTAAACATATCAGGCTCCCTTACCGCCTGCTCTATGCGCCGACAAGAGACATCAAAATATTTTTCTGAAATTTCTATTCCAACGAATTTTCTACCTAGTTTTACGCACGATACCCCCGTAGTCCCTGAACCCATAAAAGGATCAAGGACAGTCTCTCCTTCAAGGGAGACCTTGTTTACTAACCAGTCCCAACCCTTTTGAGGTTTAGCGCACGGATGATCTTTACTGGATGCTTTATCAATCAGCGTGTAGTGCAGATGGTCGATTGTTTTCCCGAGGCGTGGATCATCTCCATAGAATAAAATCGGTTGCCATGTGGTTCTACCCCAGAAGCTCATTCCGCACGCAGCGGGTTGGTAAAATATCCCGATGTCTTTTGGCTCAGGATATTTCATCAACATTTTTGGTCCGGGAGTTATTGCTCCCCTTGGTACCCCCCCCATTAATGAAATCATACTATTCACCAATGGTATAATGTTATCTACGACATATTCAGGGCTATCAAAAAATGTATCGTATGTGTTTTTCTCTCTGGCGGATCCGATGGTACCAGTTTTCTTTCCAATACCGTATGGTGGGTCTGCTGCAAAACAATCATACGTAAGATCAAATATGATATCTTGTGCTGGACAGCAGTATAACGTGCAATCTCCTATAACTTCTTTTCTCATGGACTCATATTTGGGTATTGGTCCCAAACAACGCCATCTAATTCACGTCCGAGTTTTTTAATTGCTGCCGTGCTTGGTCCTTCATATTGTTTGAATAAGAATGGCACGCTCCAAACCACGCATTGATCGCGCAAGGAACGGAACCAGTCTATGTTACCGGCACGGAAGTTAGGGCCGCTCTCGCCGCCTGCTATCACCCAATTAATATCATAAAGGAGTGGTGGGCTTGTTGGCTGTCCATAGCACCCACATTCATTACTCGCGCCTGAACAGCAATATTGCTTAGGATTAATCTCATCTGGGTATTCAAGATCAAGAGGACCAAGAAGAGGCTCGCACGAAAGGAACTTCACAGCCGCGTTAATGCCCATAAAATGTGGGAGTCTCCTATTCGCCTCTTCCTGATTTTCAATCGTGACCCCCAGCCATACGTTCGGCCAGCCTGAACCCCAATCTGTGGGCAGCATCTTTTTGATGTTCTGCGGCCGCTTGGTCAGTAATAGCCAGTCAAGATTCGGCGTAGTCTTAATCAATGCCCAGAGATCGGTCCTCCATTGCTCTTCCCATTGGTTATCGAAGACATCAGCAAGAGAGGCGCAGAATACGCGATAGCGAATTCCTTTTTCACCGGCTTCTTTATTCCACTTAACGGGCATACCCCATGTTTTCGTTTTGCGTCTGGTGCCGTTCCAAAGCTCTGGTGCACCGGAGCGTTTAGCCCATGTCTCCGCATAACAGTTATCACATGCTGGAGATATTTTAGTGCAACCCACAACCGGATTAAAAGTGTGGTGGGTCCATTCGATTCCTGAATTCTCAGCCATTATTCTACCCTCTTAAGTTGCAAGCTATATACCCATGGATTAGCTTTTAGACTCTCGTAACCGTTGATCTTTTCCCACAATGAAAAGAAACTATTTTTAGCGGTACTAAAAACATCATGATAATCGTGTCTCCATCCACTGTGTCCTATTCCACGTCCGTCATGGTACATAGCACCCTCAGCGACAGCGTCTTCTTCGTTGATGTCATGTAATCTCTCTGCGACTATCTTGGTTATCTCAAGATTGATACGACTGGCCCAGCGCGGCATATGGATTGATGGTCGCTGTTTTCCCTTAACTCCGCCCCATCCAAGTCCACCTGTGGCATTTCTTTTCCCGCCTGCCGCATACCAGATATCAACACATTCCGAAACGATCGATGGCTTATATTTGTCGCAGTCCTTCGGGAGATTGTAATTTTCGCGCACCCAGAGACGATCGCCGACACGTCCGTAGGGGCACCCAAAGCGCGGCAATATATCTTTAATTAAATAGTTGGCCGGTCCGCTATGCCTCTGGCTGCCATAACAAATTCTTGCGCCCATGTCGTTATCGTACAATTCGGGCTGCGGTTTTATTATACGGCGAGTCTGTGTTTTTCTTCCCTCAAGTATGGCTTGCACCATAGGTGTGGAGAATAGTATTGGTCTCTCTTTCATTGTCCATCACCTTCATATACATCATAAAAAAGTGCCGCGTAGAGCATCACGATAGATAAAAATATTAGTCCGCCGATTAGACCGGACTGCGGCATCCAGAACTCATACCACTTAGCTGGGGTAGCAACCCATTTTACGATTGCACACTTCACAGCATCTCCTCCGATGTGAAAAACGGGATAAATAAAAACCACCATGTAGATTTGATGACGCGGCGTTTGGTAAAGCTGTCGTCCTCATATGCCTTGTTGTAGGTTCTCTGTGTCCTGCGGATTATCATGCCTCTTCTTCCTTTTTTATTTCTTTTTTATTATCAAAGATGCAGAGGAACTTATTTCCATCCGTATGCGTATCGCATGAGATCATTGTGTAGTCGGCTCCGCGAAACACGAACTTTGGCAAGAAACGTTGCGTGTAAATTTCATGCGAATAGAAGTTTCCAGCTTCTTCGTCTTGCAGGTCTTCAATAGTATCTGCGAAGTGTACTTCACCACCTGAACCTTCGCCATTAAGTGTCCAATAGAATTCGGTCTCATCGGACAGAGGTATGACTCGCCAGTCTTCCTTATATCCGAAGTATTCGTGAACCTCTTTTATAGATTTTAGCGCATCCATTAATAATTTCATCTTTCCAACGCCTTTTCTCCGCCAATTATTTCTAATATTTTACGCAATTTTTCTGGGTCTTTCATATGTTGAACGACTGATCCTATACGGTAGGATTTGCCGCACATACGATCATCGTCAACCATCTGCTGGGTTTTTATCTTTCTGTCTGCAAATGGTTTGTTTTTTGGAACCTTGAATTCTCCATAGTTAGAATCCTTTGGTCCGACGAGCCATGAGCGAGATGTTTCTCCCTTGATGACGACAACTTCATAACCATCTTCACCTTGCCTGCATCTCCAAATGTCTTTAAATTTAAAGAACTCGTCGCCGATCTTAATATCAGTCATCATATACCTCATGAAGAGTAATTCCGCGCCGTTTGTTTTCTATATCGAGCGGAAGAATAAATTCTAATCTTCCTCCATTCGGAAAGACGATGGCCCGAGCGGACGGCATGATCTTCACATCATCCAACAAAGATGATGCAACTATAGACTTCGCCATGTCGAAATAGTGCCTTAAGGCATGTTGATTCGGCGATATATATGCGACCCTTTTCCCCTCTGAAGATTCGGCCAACGCGCGACATATTTTTCTAAACGATTCTCCGTTCCTTCTGCTCATGCTCGTAATCCCGACCATATGCAGGAGATAATCCAAAGCGATAGAACAACCGTGAGTATGGCTTCTTTTGTCATTATAAAACCTTATAAAATTATAAGACTGAGGTCAACGAATTACTTGCCTGTTTTGCAAGATATTTTATAGGACTCGATGATGGCCTTTATAGCCACTTGGCAGGCCTTCGGGACTCGCATGACAACGCTATCCCCATATGGCTCCTCGGGGCGGCCTGCGTGCTTGCGTTTACCGCCGTGTTTCTTCTTCATAGTTCACCTTTCTTTGGGGCCAGAACGTATTGGCCATTCTCGCGTATGTAATGAAATCCTTCTGCTTTTATCTCCAACAATTCGGATGCCCTGTAAACGAATTCCAGCCAGTCGTCCTCATCGGCGACACCTTCGTTTGGTATATCGTGTTTGTCCATGATTTTGCAACAGTGATTGATCAGCCCTTCATCGTCTTCCGGATCACCATTCCATGCTGATATGTTGAACAGCTCATCACATTTATGACGGTAGAAGTTTTGTTTCTCCGTTCTCATAGCGAAGCCTCATATTCCGCTATTGCGTCTTCGGCCACTCTATCATCCTTTGTCAATACACCGTCTTTTTTAGAAAACGATACGCCAATAGGGTAATGGTTGATGTGGTAAATCCATTCTGCTGGGTATTCATAGCCGATGGCATGGTGAGGCGTAACGCCAATATTTGATTTGGCCTGCTTGGCAGCTTTCGCCGCTTCTGTGTTGTGAGCATATCCAAACGAGCCTTTTCCGTCTGTAACTATAACGAGTGTTTCGCGTGTCATGATTATTTCTCCCCTTTCATTAATCTCGTTGGCCACTGGAAGAACAGTTTTCCGAGGCATGACCGGTTGATAATCCGTTTTGTTTCCCACTTCTGAACGGTGCCGTCCTTTTTGGTGACTGATAACAGCGAGTGGGTCCAGACTCCCTGCATGGGAGACAGATCAGCGCCTTTATGTGGCCCGACCTTATCAACCAGCTTATAAACGAAGGATTCGAAGTCCAGCGCGGCTTCTTCCTGCGCCCTAACGACGTATTGCGCGATCTTGTCAGCGTCTATTTTGACCATGCGCTTCTCGGAGTCGTCACGATAATATTTTTGTGTGTCGATATCGGATGATACCTTGTGGACCTCTCCCCTCCAATTGCAGGCTGCTTCGTAAGCCTTTTTCTCGTCGTGCGTTTTGGCTTTAAACCAGTCAGGGCGCTTGGCGATGGCGTTGATGTCAAAAGTTTCCTTGAACTTGCCGCCGATGGTCTCGATCTTATCCATGATCGCCTTGATCTCGGCGAGGGCTTCGGTCTTAGCCTCCTTCATCGCATCTACCCGCAGCGGCTCTACGGCGATAGCGACTGGTGTGGAGAATACAGCTTGGCGGCGGTCCTCTTTTGCCTTTTCCTTTGCCGCAATTTTTTCTGTAATCTGGCGAGCCTTTGCAGCTTTTTTTGTTTCTTTCTTTTCCATTTTTTCCTCTGTTGACTGGTGCACGGTGTCGATCACCGAGCTTATAAATTAATTATAAGCTATTAATGTTACTTTTATCAAAATAATACTGGGTAACTTTATTGCTAATTTAAGTTACATTATTTCTTAAAAAGAAATTGTGCCTTTATTGTGCTTTTCCCTTGAATATCAACATCGTAGACAACAACTTCATATAAATTTAGTTTTTCCCAGTCAAAAACTGGGTTAAATTTCTTAAAACTAATGCACCGCCGCGAGTTCCATCCCTTGTATTTTACCGGCGAGCACATCCACTGCAGATTTATCTTCACGTTATCGATTCGGCGGTACATGACTCCCGCACGATCTTCAAACATAGGTTCGCTCAGTTTATATCTACTGCTGCACCCATGCGGCATGAATCCACAGAAATGCTTGCCATCAGATTTCCTTCTTATTTGATATAGGCGCATTTTTATGTTCCGCTCAAATAAATCTGCGGCCCCTTATAATCATCAATCATTTTGTTGATATCATCGATGGCGTTGCAATGCGTGCAGGACCTGCGCTCGCGCGGCAGGCACTGGCCGTGCGTCATCCGCGAATTAAGAAGAAGGGCCATGATCTTGTGGTATTTATCTTCACTCATCTTATTTCCCCTCCGTGGCGAGTGCTTTAATTTCTTTGATTGCTGCACCAGCTATGTTGCCAGCAGTACCCATTGATCTATGGTTTATTTTATTGAGTGCATTTATTGCTATCTCCAAAGCCTTCGCATTATCCCCCTGCGCTGGCTGTTGGGCTGCGCGGATGAGAATGTCTATTTCAGATGAATAGTGATGTAGTGGGGTATGTGCTGAACCGTTAAGACCTTTCTCTAAATCTTCAATAGCATCTGAAACATCATGCGCTGGCGGCGGGGTTGGGCGGTTGTTCCAGTCTTTGATCGCCATATCCTCGCTCTCATAGGAATAGCACATAGCACTGCATGGGCGACAATTTACTGTATACATAGGTTTCCCCATGTCCCAATAATCTGTTTGCGCTTCACCACCACAAAACGGACAATTCAGCAAAGATTTTTCATTGTGGGTGGTGGTCATGAGCCTACCCTTTCGTCTGTATCTGACCATATAAATTCATCAAGAGGAAAATGAGCCTTACACTTCGAACCAGTGCAGAAAGTGCCAGAATAGAACTTTGGATCACGAGCGTAAGTTTCAGCAATAGCATGACCCATTCTTGTCTCAACCCCGCATCCGCGCCCAGTCAGTTTTGATTCTGTACCGCCGATGCCAACGTGGATATATTTGTATCTTAACGGCCTAACATGCCCCTTCGCACGTTCCTCGGCACTTAGAACTACATAGTTTTTCTGTTGACCATCTGGGCGCAATTCTCGGTGGTCTGGCGTGACAGGACTTCCATCTTGTAGGGTGATTTTATCGGTCATGTTTATTCCTTTATATGAAAGTTTCCGTGTTTCAGTGCCATTCTCTTTGCTGCTGCACCGTCAAGCAGGCTGATTTCAAGTCCAGAAGAACTCTCATGAGCGACAACCGCGCCGTTAATTTCTGCAATCTTCTGAATGTCATCTGCCGTGATAATAACTTTTTCAATGCCGTGTTTTTTCATGATGATGGCAACAACCTTGTGCCATTGGTCATCCATCATTCCTACAACTTGTTTTCCTGTGATCATCTCATTTTCCTCCGTGATTGGGTTGGTTTATGGTTTTTTCAAGTAAATTAACAGCCTGACAACCAAGACATGGGATATCCTCCTTGCCGCATTCGCACAATGCGCCCATACCATGTTGGCGAATAAACTTTATTGCCCATTTTGAGTCTTTCATTTCAATACTTTCTTTTTTCTCATCGTCGGTCATGTTTTCACCCGCTTCGGAAGCGGATAATATTCGTCCCTGATGTCGCCGATCTTCTTGAACATCTGGTCCGAACATTCGATTTCAAGGCCGATGAGTTCGAGGCAGGCATCAGTGGTCAGTGGGCAGCATCCTTTCTCACCGGCCATGATGTACTCCATCGGGTTATCGAATACGCGCAGCGGTTTGCGGAACGTCCGCGCCTCATAAACGTTCGTCATCCCCAGTATCGAATCATCACAGACCCGCAGATACCATTTCTTAGGCTTCTGGGGTTCCCATGCTACGACATTGAAGACTTCACCATTGTATGTCACCGGATAGAGCATGACATCGAAGTTCCCATCTTCTGGAGTGAAGACTCCGCAGCCATTGAAGCCCCCGACGAGGGACACACTGGCAGCCGCTGCCTTGTGGATCACACTCGCCGGTGCGTTTTTCTTCTCAAGATACGCCTTGGCGCGATCCTTGGGATATAGAAGATACTCATCGCTGAGGTGCATCAGGTCAAGCTCCTCATATGGCGGAGTGTGACCTCGGTGAGCAGCTTGCCATCCCTGAATACGGGTTTCAAATCGCTCTCCACATCGATATGGCATTGCTGATCCATTAGTTTACCCTCACGGACACAGAGCAGGCCCTTGGCCGACTTCTTGGTTCCGCTATCTGTCAGCGGATCCTTGCAGATTCCTCGCCTACGCACCTCTCCATCGCGGCTTCTGAATGTGGCGAAAGAATGATAAGGACCATGTTTTTTGCATTTTGAACAGCGCATTAGGCAGGCTCCACCATTATCACTTGTTTTTTCCCGCGAGTTAATGCGGTATACACCCATCTCCTACGCTCGGTCATATCACCACCTATGGGCTGATGATACACCAGAACATTATTGAACTCTGACCCCTGAGATTTGTGACAGGTGATCGCATAGGCGTAATCAAAACGCTCAAGCTCTCTTATCGCTTTATTATATCCATCATAGTTTGATGATTCACCGCAGACATCTCCACGCCACACCGAAAGGTCGGTATAATCATCAAAATCAAGTTTGTAGAGAAGGCCGTTTTCTTCGCACATATTCTTGGCATATCCGATCATGCCATTGAATAGACCGGCCTCGTGATTGTTTTTGAGACATATCATCTTGTCGCCCGTGACTGGGAACTTGGAAATAAACTGGTTAATCTTCCTGAATTTCGCGTTCCATGCCTGTCTGGTATTATTGCGTCCGACGATAATCTGGTCGGCAGCCGTATAAAGATCGGGTGCCGTCTGTCTCTGGCGCATGTATTTGAGATCGCCATGATCGCCGAAGGTAATACTGCCACCCTCGCGAACGATCTTGGAAAATCTGATGATCGAGCTTTCAAGAGCTTGACGGTGGATTTCCTCGATAAAGAAATCAGGTTTCAGGGTACATTCCCCACTGACTGGTGGGAGTTGGAACGGATCGCCGAGATATAAAATCTTTTTGCCATCGCGCTCGATATCTTCGATCAGCTTTTCACCAAGCATAGAATATTCATCAACGATGATGAGGTCAGCCTCAAGCCACTCAAGTTTAGGTGAATATCCAAATCTCAAGGCTTTGGGGTCAGTATCTTCTTCCGGTTCTTCCTCATCGTCAAACGGACCCCAGCCATCCTCCTTTATTTTTTTATTGCGTTTCTTCAGCACGTACAAAAACCCGTGAATAGTGCCCGTGCCTTCGCATCCTTTTTCACGCAGCACGTTCGCCGCCTTTCCGGTATAGGCGCAGAAAACAGTATTGCCGATGGCTTTGGCGATAACCTGCGCCAATGTCGTCTTACCGGAACCCGCATATCCGGCGAGCACGAACCGCTTCTGGCCCGTCTTGTGCCAAGCCATAATTTTATCAAAGGCTTGCTGCTGTTGAGGGCTTAAATTCATCTCTATTCGGCCCCCATGTCGCGAAGCTCTTTCTTGAAATCGATAATAAGCTGTTTAATAAACGCCTCAGCCTTATCTTGTGGAATGTCTACGCTATACCCCCCATATTTAATCGACGTATCCTGATGCACAGACATTGGAGGATTAGAGCATTTATATAATCCCTCTAATGTTTTAATGATTTCTGCCGCTTTTTTTATGTTATCGATTTTCATTCATGGTCTCCTAATTGCATTTGTTTCTCTTTACGTTCCCAGACCCGTTTTGTTCCCTCACGAACAGAAATAAATCCATTCATTTTCAGGATATCTGCGATCGCCATTTCATCGCCGCGCTTGATTCGCTCAAGAGGTTTCTCGATTTTCTTTAGTAAAATCTCGTTGCATGTCACGGTATGCCGCCCGATGCAATATTCCAGAACTGCCTCTTCCCATGGATGGCTGACCATGCGTTTGCGCTGGACTTCCTTGGTTAAATTGACGAGTTCGTCGTCATCTGAAATCCACCATCTATATCCGTGTTGATAGAGATAAACGGCTTCGGCCCAGAGCTGCTCCTTGTCGGCGTCCAAGGCGTTGAGATCGAGAGCGGGTCCGCACCGCACTGGCCAAAAACGCTTATTTCCGGTCGCATCCTTGAGGTACTCGCTGTTATTCGTGGATCCGGCGAGCACGAATTGGCGTGGATAAACCACGGGTTCGCGACCGTATGGTTTGCGGCCCCTATCCTCTTGTATGGTAATCCATTGTTTGACATCCTCGACTTCACGGTTCTGGAGGGACGATAACTCAGGGAACTCGATGATCATGCTGCCCTGAATGTTTTGCATGGTATCCTTATCCCCGATCTTCGCGAACGTCATGCCGTCATAAAAATATTCTTCTCCATGAAAAGTGGCCAGACGGCGGAGTGCCGCCGATTTTCCGATATCAGTCCCCCCCTCAAGGACGAGCATGTGGTCGAATTTGCAGCCGGGCTGATAGATGCGTGCCACTGCGGCGACCATCCACTTCATACCGATCTCGGCGAGATATTTCTCGGGTTCCGATGTGGCTCCTAAATAGTAGGTGAGCCATCTCTTGAGACGCTCCTCCCTGTCCCATTTCAGCCCATTGAAATAGCGTTGGACCGGATGAAAACTGCGGTCATGGCATATCGCCTCGATGGCACTGACAGCCCTGTCCTTGGTCGGTGCGAGGCCCAACTTCTCCAGCTCCATGCATACCCGTGCGTAGTCGTCATCGCGGATATCGCGGGGTTTAAATTTGTTCGGCTTCTCCCATGGCGGACACCTGACGACCATCTTGCGGCGACTGAATTCGTTGAGGATAAAAATGCCGCGTGTCGTCTCGCTGTATCTGGAAAATAGGTAAATGTTTTGCTGCGATTTCTTCTCCGGTAAAAAGAACTCTTCCTTGGTGTCTTTCTTGGTGTGTTTAACCATAATCAAATCTTTGCGCCACGCATTTTCATCGACTTCGTTGGGCAACAGATCGGGGGGCACGAGTTCAAGATAGGCCCTTTGCTCGGCCAAAAACTCTTCCTCGGAAATAGGTGGCGCGTCCGGATGTTGATCGTAAGGGTTATCGCCTGACGTTCCGGACGCGCCGGTGCACGCCGAAGCGGCACCATCGTGATTATTCATATCATTATCTTCGGACATTACAACCCTTAATTTTTCTTTGTGCGGGCGCACCGGCGACGATCAACGTGATTAACTCTAAATTAATTTTGACTTAGGTCAAGAGTAAGAAAGTTTCAAAATTGCCACTGGAAAACCAACCTCACTTTGAGGTTGACATGGGGGGGTCGTCATTCTTTTCCCCATTAATTCAATGAAGTTAACCAACCTAACCAACCTTTATTAGATAAATAAAGTATAATGAATATATTATATATAGGATAGGATATATGTACGCGCGCGCGAGGGTGCCAATATTCTCTTAGGGGTCACAACTTTTTTCGTTTTAGGTTGGCTGGGTTGGTTAACTATTTGTTAACAATAATAAATATAACGTCAACACCCCCCTTTTGGGGTTGGTTGGAGGTTGACAATAACATAATAATAAATAAATAGTTCCCTACCCATTGTTAAACGTGAAACATTTGACGACCATCAAAAAACATCATAAGCTTAATTTATGGAAGAAGAACCACATAAGGTAGGCCAAAGCGTTCCAGCCGAGATTGACTACAGCAATCCTCGTTCCTATGGGGCAGGGCGCAAGGCAGGGACCCCTAATAGAACGAGTGCCGATGCTCGGGCAGCCATCTCCCTCTACGTTGAAAGCAACATGTGGAGGCTACAGGAATGGCTGGATATGATTGCTCACGGATACGAGATTACGGAAACGGATGCCGAGGGCAATACTGTAAAGAAGCGCATCACCCCGAACCCCGCGAAAGCCTACGAGCTATTCATGTCCGTCATCGAATACCATGTCCCGAAGCTCACCCGCTCCGAGTCCAAGGTGACGATCAACAACAACGAAGACTACACGCTGAAAGCCACAACTGCTGAGGATGCGGCTCGGGAATACAACGAACTTATAAACGGATAATCTATGAATTCTGATAAAAGGAAAAAACAGAAAAAAGAATATCGAGAAAAGAACAAGGACAAATGCAAACTTGCTATCAAAAAATGGCATGAAAAAAACAAAGAGAAATTCAAGGAATATCAGAGCCAATGGCGAAAAGAGAATGTGGGACATATAAAAGAAAAATCACACTCTGATTACATAAAAAATAAAGATAGAATAATAGAGCGCCATAAGAAAAATGAATTGAACAACAAAGAGAAATACGCCGCACTACGGGCTGAATGGGCAAAAAGAAACCGGGATAAGGTTAGAGTTACTCGCAATAATAGAAAAAAATCTATTGGAAAATTCGGAACAAGCGATATTAAGAGATTGAAAACATCTCAAAATGATAAATGCGCTGCTTGTTTATGCTGTATAAAAGAATCTTACCATATCGATCATATTATTCCGCTTTCGAAAGGCGGGAGTAACTGGCCTGACAATATTCAATTACTTTGCCCACTATGTAATCGCAGAAAGGCTGCAAAAATGCCAGAAGTTTGGGCAGCGGAAATTCGAAATGATTTGGAATCCTGATTATTTTGAAATATATAAGCTTAGGGTAAAGCTAATAAACATTGCTAGAGACCCAATAAAAGCCGCAAAACTCAAGGAATATTATCGACATAATCCTGTGGAATTTATAAACACATGGGTGACCACTTATGATCCCCGCAATGCCCTGATGTCATATATGCCGTTCGCGCTGTTCCAGAAACAGGTCGATTTCATCGATTTCCTGCAGAGCTGCCTGAACGACAAGCAGGCCGGTCTTGTGGAGAAGTCGCGGGATGTCGGCGCGAGCTGGCTGTGTTGTGCCTTCGCGGTCTGGATGCTGCTGTTCCGTCCGGGCACTTCAGTTGGCTTCGGTTCACGGGTTGTGGATGACGTGGATAAGATCGGCAAACCGGACTCGCTGTTCCAGAAGATGCGGATCATCCTGAAGAACTTGCCGCCGTTCCTGCTACCGGCGAAGAAGATCGATGACGGCTACATGAAGATCATCAACCCGTCGAACAACTCCGTGATCACCGGTGGATCCGGCGACAACATCGGGCGCGGTGGCCGTTCCACAATTTTCTTCAAAGACGAATCGGCGCACTACGAACATCCCGAACTTATCGAGGCCGCGCTGTCCGCGAATACCGATGTCCAGATCGATATCAGCTCGGTGAACGGGACCAATAACGTTTTCTATAACAGGCGCATGGCCGGTATAGTCTGGTCCCGCGATGCAGAGATACCATTGGGGAAAACCCGCGTATTCATTTTCGACTGGCGCGACAACCCGCTCAAAACTCAGGCTTGGTATGACGAGAAGCGCAAGAAGTGGGAAGACGACGGCCTGCTCCACATCTTCGCACAGGAAGTTGACCGCGACTACGCCTCATCGGTCGCCGGTGTGATCATCCCCAACGCGTGGGTCAAGGCGGCCATTGATGCCCACGTCAAGCTGAAGATCAAGGAGGACGGTATCCGCATGGCCGGTCTTGACGTCGCCGACGACAGCATCGATCGCGACAAGAACGCAATCTCAGTTCGTTTCGGTATTGTTCTAAAACATTGCAGCTCATGGGGCGGTGTCGATACCGGCGTCACTGCCCGCAATGCGCTGCTGGTCTGCAAAGAACATGGCGTCACCCTGATGAACTACGACTGCATCGGCGTCGGGGCCGGTGTGAAGGGCGAAACGAATCGCCTCATCGAAGAAGCCAAAGCCGCAGGCACTCCACTCACCATCGATATCGAGCCGATAAACGTCGGCCTGCCGCCGGACGGTCCCGAACAACGCCTGATCCCAGGCGATCACCAATCACCGAAGAACGAAGACTTCTTCGAGAACCTCAAGGCGCAGGCATGGTGGGCATTGCGGACCCGCTTCGAGAAGACGTACAAAACGATCACGCAAGATATTATATTCCCGCACGAAGACCTGATCAGCATCGACTCGACGATCCCGACGCTTCACGAACTCACCCTTGAGTTATCGCAACCGACGCGCAAGGCCAGCGGTAAAGGTAAACTTATGGTTGATAAAAAACCACAGAGCGGAAAGTCCCCGAACTTAGCCGACTCGGTCATGCTCTGTTATATCCAAAAAGTGAGCCGTGGTTGGTTCTCTTAAATAAATTGACCGAATTGTGTTTAGTGATAAACTTCGATCATGGGTATCAAAAAGCCATCACTTCCAAAAACCAGAAAAGAAGCCGTTGCTTGCGGAAGTGAATTCTATTTCACAGGCAATCCATGTAAAAACGGGCATCTTGTTCCGAGAAGAACAAACGGATGGGGATGTCAACAGTGCTCTAACATACGGCATCGCAATATACCGCGCGATAAAATATTGGAATATGAGCGAAAGAGACGGCTTAGACATCCTCAACGATTTAAGAAATATTATGAAGCGAATAAAGAGAAATGTAATAGTGAGAGCAATAAGTGGCACGCGGAGAATCGTCCCCGCATAAATAAAGACCGCAGAGATAGGTACAAAAATGATATTCAATACAAATTGGCTACTCGCTTACGCGCTAGAATAAATGCGGCATTGAAGAGGAAAAATAGTCTGCGGAGCGATGGCGTTCTAAAGTTGCTTGGATGTCCTTCTAAGGATGCAATCGCATGGCTTGAAAAGCAATTTAAAGAAGGAATGACTTGGGATAATTGGAGCCATAAGGGTTGGCATATTGATCACATAAGACCTCTATCATCTTTTAATCTTGCGGATAAATATCAGTTGGCGCAAGCTTGCCATTACACAAATCTACAGCCGATGTGGTCTGGGGATAACTGGTCAAAAGGAGCTAAAGTATAATGGTAGGTACTAAAATGACGCTTCAAATCGGTGCAGAGGTGTTTGCGTTACTGTTAGCTAATCAAAGAGAATTATTTGAAACGTATGTCCCATCTCCAGAGCTGATATATGAGCCTGATCTAAATTTCTACGCTAAAGAATCACGTCACCATGGCCATCCACTCAACCCGCGAGGACAGAAATGAGACGTCGAGGCGGATGGCGCGGTGTTCAAGGCATGATCGCCGAGATCATCTCCAAAGAGAAAAATGGGTGCACAGCAGCCGAAGTTTTGTACTCCCTCGAATCGATCGAAGGCTTCATCACGAGTTACGAGGTTGTTACCGTCACCCTGAGCCGGATGTCAAAGAACGGATTAATCTACACACAAGGCAAAGAACGCTGCGACCATTGCGCGAGCCTGCGTCTCCGTTATTACCTGACCAACGATGGTCTAATTTATCTCAATAGCTGAAGGACGAAGAAATGTTTATTTTCTGCTGGATCGGCTGGCATTGGTGGGAGAGCAGAAAGAAGCAGGCCATGAATCCGAAGAAGGTATGGAATTATAGGAAGTGCACGCGCTGCGGTATCGAGCGTCATCACATAAGCTGGGACATCATCAAGCTATCAGATTTACCTTCGCCAACTGGCTCGGGAGATGTTATAAAACTTAAAGCCACCATAGAGGAGAAACAGAAATGAAAAAACAACAACTCATCGTCAAACAACCGGAAAAAGCCGTGCCCTATGAAGTGATGGCGGACAGCATTGTCAGCATCAGCCGCTTCGCCAAGGAGATCAATAAATCACGCCTGAGTGAAAAGGCCATCCTCGTACTGGTCTCACATAGCACCGGCGAATCTCAAAAGACAATCAAGAATGTTCTGGCCGGTCTGGAACAACTCGAATCTGAGTTCGTAAGGAGATAACGATGTTCCGAAACAACGCATCGCAAGCCCAGTCAATGATGGTCAAATGTAAAGACTGTCTCGATGTTATGAACGCAGTTTATAGCGATAAATGTCGTAATCTATGTTGGTCGTGTGGAGGAGAAATTAAATTCTCTGAGGAAATGTATGGTAGAGAGAACAAGAAGTGAACTGCGGTATATATAAAATAACCAATTTAATTAATAAAAGGATATATATAGGGAGTTCCGTAGATATATACCATAGATATTTAAGCCATAAATCGCACTTAAAAAGACAAATTCACTGTAATATAAAGTTGCAAAGATCGTGGAACAAATATGGTGAAAATTGTTTCACTTTTGAGACGATATTATTTTGTGAGAAAAAAGATTTATTGTTATATGAACAAATAGCGATTGATTTTTATGATTGTGTTAAACATGGTTATAATATAGCTCCGTTCGCTGCAAGCACTCTTGGAAGAAAGCATACGGCAACATCAAAAATTAAAATGTCAAAATCACGAAAAGGTGTTACAAAAGGGCCATTGTCGGAGCAGCACAAGAAAAGTTTATCCTTAGCCCTATCTGGGAAGGTTTACTCTGCTGAAAGAATAGAAAAAATTCGTATAGCAAATACAGGTAGAAAAGCCTCGGAAGAGACAAAGATGAAAATGTCTATTATTAGAAAAGGTAGGAAGCTTTCTCCCGAAGCAAAGGAAAAGATTGCTCTGAAAAATAAAGAAAGAGGAAAGTTTCAGCGTGGTATAAGGCTATCAGAAGAAACAAAGAAAAGGATGTCTCTTGCGGGAAGGGGGAAAACTCAATCTGTTGATCATGTAAGGAAAAGAAGAGAGAGCAATATAATTAGCAGGATGAGAAAATCCCACAGAAACACAAGCGTTGCTCGTGCGAGATATTGTGGCGGCGAGATCAAGCACGAGAAGGATACCAACAAGCGAGCGTCGAAATGACCACCGCTTCTAATACTCTTGCGCTCTCCGATGAGAAATGGATCGCCTATCTCAACAACCTGAAAAATGATCACCGCAATCATATGCGCCGCGCCTGCGATGCCAACTACGGATCACAGGCCGACCGCATCCAGTCGATGTGTCGGGCCAACAATATCGCCGATGAATTCTTCCGCCTTACTCATGAAACTATCGAGTCCATGCCCTAATATCACCCCCGATCACCCTGCATCACTATCCCCTTGATTTCTTTGACTTGTGCGAAATCCCGATCTCATGCAATAGTTGGATAAAGGGAGATCAGACATGACGCCGAAGAAAAAGACGACAAGACGCAAATCTACGATTACCCCGCGACCTGATTATCCCGTGAGCCTGATGCCATATTGGTACATCGGCGGCATCGTCTTCATGCTGTTGATGGCCTGCGCCGTTCTAGGCTCGAAATAACACAGCATCGAGGCACAATGAAAATCTCATGGCCATTTATTAAAAAAGCTGAGGCCGCTGCCGCACCTGTGGTCGAGGCCATAAAAAATCCCAAGGGGTTCACATCAGGCGGCGAGGTGGCGGCCTTCTTCGAAGCCGATTACTCGATGCGTCATTCCAAGGCCATGGAGCGCAGCTTCGGTAAAACCGTGAACGCGCTGGGCTCCCTGAGAACTTTCGATCTGGACACCGGTACCAGTGTCGCCATGGATGCCCAGATGAAGACCGTCATGGATAACTCGATACAGCAGGTCAAGTCGTTCACGAGTCAGAACCAAGGCTTCTTACCGATTCACATCCTCGAATGGTACAGCTCGCAGGGCTTCATAGGCTGGCAGGTCTGCGCTATCCTCGCCCAGAACTGGCTGGTCAACAAAGCCTGCAAAATGCCCGGCCAAGATGCGGTTCGTCACGGCTTCGAACGTGCGGTCAACAAAGGCGTCGAACTTGAAGCCGAAGTCTTCGACGATCTCCGTGCACTGGATAAGCGTTATAAGCTGAAGAACAATCTGATCGAGCACTACAAGTTCGCCCGCGTCTTCGGTATCCGCCATACGCTGTTCATCGTCGAAGGCATCGACTACGAATTGCCGTTCAACATCGACGGCGTCAAAGAGGGCAGCTACAAGGGCATGACCCAGATCGATCCTTACTGGCTGGCTCCGATGTTAAGCCTTGAGGATGCCAGCGATCCCTATAGCCAGAACTTCTATAACCCGACATGGTGGATGATCGGTGGCCGCAAGATACACCGCAGCCACTTCGTGATCAGCCGTAACGGAAACGATGTTGCGGACATCCTGAAACCAACATATTTCTACGGCGGCCTATCAACGGCACAACTGATCTTCGAGCGCGTCTATGCGGCGGAACGTACCGCCAACGAGGCCCCGCTGCTCGCGATGACTAAACGCCTGCTGACCATCCAGACCGATACCACCAGGGCTATGAGCAATATCGATGCCTTCAAGGCCCGCCTCACCGAATGGATGGTGTTCATCAACAACTTCGGCCTCAAGGTCTTGGGACTCGATGAGAAGATCGAACAGATCGACACCTCGCTCGCAGAATTCAACCAGACGATCATGACGCAATACGAGCTTGTGGCCGCTGAAGCCGAAGTACCGGCTGCGAAATTGCTGGGCACATCACCGAAGGGTGGACTGGGTACCGAGGGCACCTATGACTCGGACAGCTACCATGAATTCCTTGAAAGCATCCAAGAGCTGGAGATGTCGCCGATCGTTGAACGCCATACCCAGTTATGCCAACGCAGCCATAATATTGCACCAGACGTCAACATGGAAATCAACTGGAATTCCACGGACAGCCCGACCGCCAAGGAACTCGCGGAGATCAACAAGATCAAAGCCGAGACCGATGTCGCCCTGACCACCGCCGGATCCATCGATGGCCTCGACGGTCGTAAACGTCTGATCAACGACAAGGACAGCAATTATCACGGCATCGAAGAAAACGTCGAAGGATTTACGCTGGCCGCCGAAGAAGGTGACCCCGAGGGCGGCGGAGAGAATGATAGCGCGGACAGTACCGCCGCAGATGGCGGCCCGCTCGGTGGATACTTCGATCCCAAGGCTGGGACATTTATGGGTGCACGCCTGATCACACATCAGCGATTCCTCGACGAAAAGAAGGTTACTGAAAAGATTGCGGCCAAGGATTTCTTGGTCAACGTCACCCCTGAATTCGAAGATCAGGGCAAGATGTACAGAATGATTATTGATGGCCATCATAGCTTGATGGCTGCCGTCCGTAGTGGTAACATTCCTGTGTTCACGCAGGACTTGCCTCGTAGTGAAGTATTCAATGCTGCGACAAGACAGGCAACTGATGGAAAATATACCGAACGACTTGAAAAAATGAAAAAGAGACGAGACCCAGATAATATTGAAGATTAAGTTATGACCTCAGCGGCCCACACTCCGAAACCCCCAAATACCCCCGCTGCTGAGGTCACCCAATCCGTTGATATCACGATCACCCCATGCGAAGCCGTGATCGACGAAGATACTTATAACGAGCTGCTCAAGACGTTTCAGGCCGAGATATTCAAAGAGCTGATGCTGATCCCCGACGGTAAGCGCACCAAGGAGAACATATTCTTGGCCCTCTATGACTACATGCACAAACAACATCTTTTCAAGTTCAGCGTGAATGGATATGATATCAAGGTTCGGGTCCCTACACCCAATTGTATAATCCATGGAGTTGATATCATCACATGAACTTTGACACTGAAAGAGCTGGCTTCCATCGCACCGAGAACAGAACCGAATGCGGACTGATACCGGCAACGAAACATCTTCTGGAACGCATGGGGCTGCAGAACAATACCAAGGTCTGCGAGAGCGTCGGTAAAACCGCTGTAGTGTTGAATCTGAGATGATAAAATCAATCATGATGAGGCTGAAATATCAGCGGTGGGTTATCTATGAGAGAGCGGGACTCATAAGCGTTCTTGTTATCTTTGGGTTTACTGTATACGTCCGCGTGGGCAAGAAGAAAATGCTATTTGGAGTGGTGTTCTGATGACATCCAAAGATACGAATCCGAAAGATGCTGTAGGCATCAAGAAAGCACCGATGAGCACATTACCGGCACAAGTCGTTCTTGAGATCGGCTGCGCGATGCTGGAGGGAGCCAGAAAATATGGCCGTCACAATTACAGGGAGTCAGGCGTCCGCGCCTCGGTATATTATGATGCCGCGATGCGACACCTCATGGCATGGTGGGAGGGTCAAGACATCGATCCCGATAGTGGTCTCAGTCACATCACAAAAGCCATGGCGTCGTTAATGGTTCTGCGTGACTCCATGATCCATGACATGATGACCGACGACCGGCCACCGAAGACGTCCGAGATATGGATGTCCGAATGGAACGCGAAATGCGCGGCGATCATCGAGAAATATCCGGATGCAAAACCCTCTGTAACAGAGATCGGAAAACAATATGGCGAAAAAACGAAATGAACCATGGCAACCTAAAAAGCAAGCCGCTGTCATCACGGGCAACGTCATCGTGCCGCCTGCGGCAGTATCCAGCCGTTACCAAGCTGATCTCCGTGCACTCATCGACAAGATGTCCACGGAATACCACCGTGAAATTGAGCGACTATTCAAGACCGAAGACGTTCAGAAGTTCTTCGCACAGGACGACAGCCCTTCTGCTCAGGCGCGTATCTTAACCAATTATCTGTCACGCAAGTTCACGAGCATGTTCGCAAAACGTGCCAAGCCGATGGCGGAGCGATTCGCTGCACAGTCGAATAAAGCCAATCGTGCACAAGTCGGCGAGAGCCTGAAAAAGATGTCGTCACAGTTCGCTGTTCCACGCACGGCCCTGAGTGAACATCTAAACGAGAACTTGAGCGCGATCGTTACGGAGAACGTGAACCTTATTAAATCGATCGGCCAGCAATATTTGTCACAGGTCAACGGCAGCGTCATGCGCTCGATCACACAGGGGACTGGATTGGCCCAGTTGAAAAAAGAGATTGATGCCCATAAGCAGGTATCACTACGTCGCGCCGAGATCATTGCTCTCGACCAGACCCGCAAGACATCGCAGGCCCTGTCCCGTGCCCGCTATCAGGAAGAAGGCCTTACCCATTACGTATGGAAACATACCAGTGGCTCCGTGGAACCGCGTGAGCTGCATATCGGATATGATGGCCAGATATTCGAGTACGGCAAGCCTATCCTCGTCCAGAAGGCGACGCGCACGCAGCCCGCTGTGTATGGGTTCCCCGGCACAGCTATCAATTGCAGATGCCGCGCTGTGGCTGTAATACCGACTACAAAAGCATGAGGCCGCCACTTGTAATGGCAGCCCCACTTTAAAGGAACGGTTGGCAGTCAGAGTTACAAGCTCTCTGCCCCCGCATCTCCCCAGTTCTTACCACATCTCTCTTATAACGGCCTCTGCGTATCCGGCTAAGTTGTAGACTCCGACCATCACGAGCACCCATGATGGAAGATGGAAATATTCTATGATAGCCAATGCGGGCGCAAATATCGCCATCTGCAGGAACCATCTCTTGAGTATTTTAGTCATCAAACGCACTTCCGATGATCGCACCCTCAATCGCTCCTTCGACGCCACCATCTTCGGCACCAATAATAGCTCCGATGATCATGCCAGTGTTATCGTCATCATAGTTCCGCGAGCAGTTATCATCCTGATGGGCGAACGATCGTCCATAGTCGCCATATAGCTTTGGCGGCGGACATGCGGGCGGCAGCGGTTTATCTGGCCTGACATCGACATTCTTGACCCCGAAGGCACCTTTAAGCGTTGACCAAAATCCCATCATCATCTCCTTCTTTTCTGATTTCAGCGAGCATCCGCGCCTTGAAGGCTTGGTACAACTCTTCCCAAAGTCCACAGTCGAGCCTTGGGTGCTTAATGGCTGCTGTCTTAAACCACTGTTGCGCTTCTTCTGGAGTGAGTGTCATGCGAGGAGAATTCCTGCAAATATCAACCAACCCCATCCCGCATTACCGCTGGCCGCGACGACAGCCGCACAGATAAAGCAGACTACAGCGACTTCTCTCTGTGTCATTTCGCATTGCTCACATCATCATCGACAACCGTGCTGTGTTTTCCGTGGTGCTCGACATGTGTGGTGTGGGTGCCGCTGGCGGAGAAGTATATCGGATGATCGTTGCAGCCGAGATTAATAGCGTACAGCTTTAAATCATTGACCTGTGAAACAAGCACAGGTGTTTTACAGGCTTCTTCTATGGCCTCATCAGCTGCCGCTTCCTTATTCTTCTTGTCTACGCACACCTGATCGCCTTGGCTGCATGTGGTCGCCCAATGAACCACGCATACGGCGCAGATCACTGATATAGCAATTAAAGCAATTGCTATTAAGAAGACACATACGTTAGATAAAAATTCTTTTATCGTTTCCATTATTTTATAAATCCCATTTTGTTTTGTTGCTTATGAAGCTTATTGCCATGCGCGTCGTATAGACCACTAAATGTATCTGGATCTTGTTCCGCGACCGTTACGCTATTTCTCTGAACATCAACAGGCTGCTGCAGCCAGCTATTGTCATGCCATGGGCGCATCGTGCGGTGATACATCCTATTTCAACTTCCTGCTGGTGTTAAGCTTGATCTCTTTAGGGGACACGCCATAGACGAGCTGGTGTTTACGGCGCGGCACCCTCATGACAAGATCAGAACGTAGATTGAATATCGTGAAATCTCCCATAGGGACCGCCTCGATATTCGTCTTGACTTTGACGCCGCGATCTTTCCAGTATTTCTCGAAGGCTGCCTGATGGCCTTGCTCAGTGACGAGGAAAATCGGGGTATCACTCATTTACGGGCATCCTTTGCTTTGAGGATTTTGGTGTAGATGTCATGACCCATGCCATAAGGAACTTGCAGATTGAAATCAGACCCATGGAATGCGATGCGGTCATCAATGGATGGGCGCGGGAAGTTCTTTGTCCCTGTCGGCAAGGGGTTATCACGGCCTGAATATCTGTATGATGTTAAGAGGAAAGGAGCATATAGACCTTTTTCAGTAATGAAATACGGCCTTACACAAGGCGGCAAATCATTATAAATGGGCTGAACAATACACCGTTTGGTCGAAAATTCTGGCATATTGTGATATCCGCGATAATCTCCATGCCACCTTGTATTCGTGAAAGAAAATTTATCGTCGTCCTTCACCGCACTAGGCACCTCCTGAATCTCATATCGCACATCCACGGTGTTTTCAACCGGAGAGCCTGCAATAAATTCGATTCGGTTTACGGTGTTCAGGTTTATCGCCGCTTCGTATGGATTAGATAAGCTACTGATGTAGTCGGTGTCCTGTATATTTCCGTTACGCTCAATGTAGAGGTTGAGGAAGTTACCCCATCTCTGCAATTTCAGGACATATCCAAGAGATTGTCGATTGTGCTCGTGCTTGAAGTCATTATAGATTTTATCCCTAACCGAAAACAGCTCTTGTTCTTTTAGTAGCCGATACTTCTCGACAAGAGCATTATGCTCTGTGATCTCGCATTTCTTGCACTCTGTCGTCACGTCGGCATCCCCCGCAGATTGTTTTTTCTCATTTCCGCAAAACCAGATTGACATCTTATTTTTCTACTTTGTTGGACTCAATCCATGCGGAGAGGTCTGACCCTTTGTAACGGACACCTCCTCCTAATTTGCAGTATGGGGGATTGAATTTTTTGATGTGACGCCATTTTTTTAGAGTGGAAGTCTTGATGTTGAGGATGGCTGCAACCTCTGCAGTAGTGTGGTATTTGTCGGCTTCGATCATATTTATATTACCTTCTGTTGCCCTACATATACTTAAATCACCCTACCTATTCTTTGTCAACTTGAAAACATTTTGACGTATTTTTCATCTCGTGTCCTTGATAGGGAAGGAGCACGAATGTCATCACAGAACTCGCAGCAGTTGAGAGATGAAAACGGATTTATTACCGTTGAGCGTAATCCTATTTCCCGCGTTGGCGTATTCCCCTATTACGGACGTAACATCTCCGAAGAATGCGAACCGGACAGAATTTATAACGTGCTGCGCCCAGCCGAAGAACTGGCTGATCCTGAAGCTATGAAAAGCTTCGAGTTGATTCCTCTGGTAGACGATCACACCATGCTCGGCGGCAGCTTTACCCCCGCCGAAGAAAAAGGTGTCCAAGGCACAACCGGTGAACGCCTCGCATTCGAAGACGGGATTCTTTACGCGCCACTCAAAATTTTCTCCGAAACACTGAAACGCCTGATCGCTAAGGGAAAGAAAGAATTGTCCCTCGGATACCGTGTCGGGCAATGGGAAAAGAAAAGCGGCATTTTTAATGGTCAAGCTTATGAATTTATTCAACGCCAACTTCGTGGCAACCACATCGCATTAGTCGATCAGGGCCGTATGGGCCCCGCAATAGCAGTGCTCGATCACGCCTATGCCTGCGATGCTTTTGATTTAAATATCACCGATAAAATGATCTCAGAGAACGTAAGCGCAAGCAAAACGGAAAGCCAATCCGATGCTGCGGAAGACAACAAGGCAACTGATTCAACCGACAAAAAAGGAGCAAATGATATGGCTGAAGAAAAAGTCGAAGAAAAGAAAGGTGCAAGTCTCGATGACATGCACAAGTTTATGAAAGACAACCTCCCGATGCTGAAAAAGATCGGCGACATGCTGGAAGAACACAGCAAAAAAGATGGTGAAACAGAAGTCGAAGGCAACAAAGCCGAAGACGCTGACACCAAGGAAAAAACAGGCGAGCAAGAAGATGCCGCTGAGGAAAAAGAAGATAAGGCTAAGGACTCGGCTGAAGAAAAAGAAAAAGCCAAGGACGCCTCCGAAGAGAAGAAGGACAAGGAAGCCATGGACTCAATCAACAAACGCCTCGCTGCTATGGATAGCATGGAAAAACGCCTCGCTGCTGTTGAAGGCCGTGGCACCAAAGAAATCCTCGCTGACCTCTCTAATCGCGACAAGCTTGTCGCTAAAGTAACCCCGCACATCGGTACATTCGATCACTCACTGATGGCTGGTGCAGATGAGGTCGCATCTTATGCCCTCGAAAAGCTTGGCAAGAAAGCTGCAAAAGGTACCGAGAGCGTAGTTCTTGATGCCTATCTTGACGGACTGAACGCGGCTAAACCCCGCATCGGTTTCGCTATCGACTCAAAGAAATCAACGAGTGGCAGCGATCTTCTCGCTAAAACTCTCGCAGACAGCAAGTAAGGGGAAATAATATGAGCGGTTTTCAACAAGTAGTAAACATCTATAACGCAATGGGTATCGTCGGTGACGTTGCATTCACCGATGGTGGAGAACGTGCACAGGGGTTCAACCTGTTCTCGAACGGCGTGCCGAACCTGTTCGGTAATTACTTCACCCTGACATCAGGCGCAACTGCCGAACCGGCTGGAGCTGCTCCTAACGGCGCAACTGCACAAGTCGGCGGCACCGGCCAACTTGGCGGTATCCTGACTGGTATCAAGCAGAATGCACTGTACGGTACCGCAGTGGTCGGCGGTCAACTCAATGCTTCATTGGCACTTCCCGATAATACGGTTGGCCAACTGATGTCTCGCGGTTTCCCGTTCGTAAGCCTGCCGGGTCCTGCTAATCCGGGCGACCTTGTAACGTATGACCCGCTGACTGGTAACCTGAACAGCATCACCCCGACGACAACCTTCACGGGCTCTATCGCTCCCGGCGGTTCTGCTGGTACACCGGACGTTCTGACCGTATCGGCTATCACAGCCGGTTCAATTCAGGTCGGCGCGGTTATCTCCGGTGCTGGTGTAGATGGCGGTACGACTGTTATCTCAGTCGGTACAGGCCTTGACGGCACAGGTACTTACAACCTGAGCACGATCAATCTGCAAACGGTTGCTTCCGAAGCAATGACTTGCAACAACCTTCCAGCACCTGCATTCGCGGTATCGTCTGGTTACATCTCAGGTACGACACTGACTGTAACAACCGTTACCTCGGGTGAACTGGCAATCGGCCAACAAGTATTTGGCACCGGTGTTCTTCCGAACACTGTCATCACCGCGATCCTTACCGGTCACGGCGGAGCTGGTACTTACACAGTAAACAACAGCCAAACGGTATTTAGCTCCGGTACACCCGGTGCTTTCACCGGGCCTAAAAACCTCTTCGTACCGCGCACGACCGTATACCTGTATCAGTCCGATACAGCCGGTGGTGTTGCAGTCATTAAAATGGACAATTAAGGAGAATTATGATGCAAAAAGAAATCTCTCAAGTACGCGCTAGTTTCAGCCCGCAAAGCTTCTCTAAGGTTGGACAATGGGAAGTCGGCAAGCACTACGCAATGGACGCAACTCTTGATCAAACGCTTGATGCTCTTGGCATCGGCTTCGCTCCGGGCGTTCTCGATGAAATGAACCGCGCCTATCAATCGCGCATGTTCAATCTCGCGATGGATGCTGGCACGATCCAGCAACCTCTGACTGCACCATCTCTCGCGGCACCGATCCAGTTCCTCCAGAACTGGCTGCCCGGTATCGTAACTATCTTCACCGCCGCTCGCAAGATCGATGAAATAATCGGCATTGATTCGATCGGTACATGGGAAGATGTAGAGATCGTTCAACAGATCCTCGAAATGACTGGCTCACCGGTTCCTTATTCCGACGCTGGTAACATCCCGCTCACCGATTGGAACCAAAACTTCCAAACCCGTACCGTTGTTCGTAACGAACTCGGTATGCATGTCGGCAAGCTGGAGCAAGCTACATCAGCCCGCGTCCGCGTTGATAGCGGCGATCAGAAACGTACATCTTGCGCTATCCAGCTTGAGATCGCACGTAACCAGATCGGCTTCTACGGTTACAACGCTGGCAACAACCAGACATATGGCTTCTTGACCGATCCTAACCTGTCGGCATATGTCACTGTCGCTACCGGCGCAGTTTCTGGATCAAAACTTTGGTCAGCTAAGACGTTCCTCGAAATCCAGTCTGACTTGCTGACTGCTTTCGCTACGCTCCGCACGCAGACCCAAGGTGTTGTTGACCCGCGCAAAACTCCTTGCACTCTGACAGTTCCGACGAACAGCATCGATTACCTGATGAGAACGTCTGACTTCAACATCTCGCCTATGCAATGGCTCAAGGAAAACTACCCTAACACCCGTGTTGTCGACGCCGTTCAATTCGACAATGCCAACTCAGGTGCCAACGTCTTCAACATCCATGCTGATGTTATCGACGATGGTCAATCAACCGATAACCGCAAGACATGGATGCAGATCGTTCCTGCAAAATTGCAATTCCTCGGTGTTGCAATCCAAGCCAAGGGTTATGAGGAAGATTACGTGAGCGTTTCTGCTGGTGCGCTGTGTAAGCGTCCAGTGGCGATGGTTCGCTTCACCGGTATCTAATTCTAAAACCTAACAACTGAAAGGAGACTAATATGCCTTATATCGTAAGCACCCACTCTTCCGATGTCGAGTATGTTAACTGGATTACCAATAAAGACGGCGGTGTTAATGTTAGAAAAGAGATTTCTAACGGTAAAACCGGTGTTGTTGTTCTCGGAGGCCACGGTGTCGCACAAAAAAGCGGTACTCGTGGCATCTACACCCCAGATGGTGTCATTACTAAAGTAACCGATGATGAACTAGCGTTCCTCGAATCCGACGAAACATTTAAGAGACATAAGGCAGCTGGCGGCGTAAAAGTCGTTCGTAGCAAGCCTGATGCTTCTGAAGTGGCAAAGGACATGGCCGTAAGCAAGGATACCCCGCTGACCGCCAAGGACTTTGAAAAAGGTGGTCGAGTTTCTACGCAAGATCGCATCAAGGTTAATGGTGGAAGAGCTCTGCAGTGACATGCATACAGTTCAATTACGCAACGTTTGTTCAATACTACCAACAGTTTAAAAACTCTGTTGCGTGGCCTGAACAAACGTTGCAATTGTACTGGGACGATGCCACCACAATTGTTTCAAATAACACTTGCTCTCAGGGTCTGACAGTTAAACAGCGTACACGTGCCCTGAACCTGATGACAGCCCATCTTGCGGTCCTGAATGGTCAAGCCATTTCAGGAGAACAGACGGGTCTCGTTCAGGGAGCGACGATCGATAAGATATCTGTACAGCTCACCCCGCCTCCAGAAACTAATCAATGGCAATGGTGGCTGAACCAGACTCCTTACGGTCAACAGTATCTGGCTCTGATGCAAGTCGTTTCCGTTGGAGGCTTCTACATCAACGGTTTCCCAACAACTTATACTTTAAGGAGATGAGCAATGGTCGATATCCATCGCAGCAATCCGCGAGTATTCGAACAGATGGATGTTCGCTTTAAAGAGTTGCAGGAATGGGACGGCATCACAGGCTGGCCCGAAGATAACCGCTATCCCGCTGGTCAACAGGTCGCTTATATCGCGCAAATCCAAGAGTTTGGACACGGCAAAATTCCGCCGCGTCCTTTCATGAGACCCGCTGTAGACAAGAACAAGTCGAAGTGGTTTGACTATGCAGCATTTCAGGCCCAGCGCATTATCGATGGCCACACAGACGGCAAGACTGCGATGACGAAGCTCGCCAAACTGGCTGCTGAAGATGTTCAGGAATCCATGAATGCCGTCAAGTCTCCGCCACTGAGCGACATCACGCTTTGGGCACGCTACTATCGCAAGGTCCTGAAGCGTCCGGTGACCGGCGCGACAATCGGTGAAATTGCGGGCAAGCTTAAATCCGGTGAATTAAAGGGTATGCCTCCAAGCATCAGCGACAAGCCATTGATCGACACCGAGCAGATGTTCCTCGGCATCGTCGGAGAGGCGGTGCAGTCATGATCCCCGGTGGAAATCTCTTAGCCGTTGCTGCACGTGTCATCGCACAACAGTCATTCCTGTATTTCCCTTACGTGACAAGAAATCTAATGCCGAACGGTCTGTGGTCAACTACATACGCGACCGGCCAACAGATTAAGGGCAGTGCACAACCAGTCGCAAGAAATCTCTATGCCAATTTAGGCCTAGATTTTCAGAAGCTTTACTACAATTTCTATGTCCAACAAAACGTCTTCGACATCACAAGAGATATCGCAGGCGATCAGTTTGAGTTTCAAGGCAAAAACTTCCAGATCATCTCGAAGACGCCTTGGCACGGAATTGATGGATGGGATCAAGTTCTATGTATTCATGTACCGAAATATTAAGGGAGATTTAAATGGCTTATAATCAAGCAAGCGATATCTACGCACAGAGATCAACAGAAGTAATCTCTCAGGCTCGCAATGCGGCTCTGCTCGTTCCAAGCGATATCGCAGACCTTACACCATACGCAAAAGGTCTGCTCGTCACAGCTACCGGCACATTGACCGTTTTGCCGATCCTTGCCTATGCAGGCGGCAGCACGACGCCGGTATCTCTGGGTACCATCGCAGCAGGCACCTTCGTTCCAGTTCAAGTCGCTCGCGTTTTCGCGACCGGCACATCGGCAACAGTAGTGGGGTTATTTAACTAATGGCTAATACAAAACTCAGTCAGATCACAAGCGGTGGCGCAACCGCAGGGGCAACAGATACGGTTGTAGCGGTCCGCACCATTTCAGGAACTCCTTCGGATGTTCTCGTTACTCCGGTGGCTCTCGATACCGCGCAATCATGGGCGGCCATCCAGACGTTCATCAACAGCGGCATCAGACTCACTGGATCATCAACAGGTTACACAACCTTCACATCGCAGAACGCAAGCGCGACGAACTACACTTACACCCTTCCAGCTATAACAGGCGTTGTCAGCGTATTAACGGCACCTGTGTCCGTTGGTTCCGCTACAACAGCGGTTCTTGGTGGAAAATATGCCCTTAATACCGCTGCGGGATCAGTGCTGACACTTCCAGCAGCCACCGGTAGCGGGCGCACCATTGAGGTTGGAGTCACAGTTGCGACAACGAGCGGTGCTCACAAAATTCTTTCTAACTCGTCATCCGATTTCATGATCGGAACATCTCTTGGCCAGCACAGCAATACGCCACTGATGTTCCAATCACCGTCGGCGACAAACCACTCGATACAGATGCCATTTACCGGCACTCAACCGAGTGGCGGACTTGTCGGCGACCTCTACACACTGATCGACTTCGCTGCCAACCTCTGGCTGGTTAGCGGATTCTTCAGCGCAGGCACTACACCAACAACTCCATTCTCGGCAGCTAATACGTAATGTTAGATAACCCGCTCATCACTCTCCTGATCGCCACTATCATCGCAGGTGAAGCCGTAGCGGGTATTGCAGGCACGCCTATACAACAGGCGTTCCAGCCGACGCAGCAAGGTGTCCCGTTCGAGCCGTATGCGTTCATGTATAAAGTAGATGACAAGCCGCTGGGTCACACCGAAAGAAGTGACAAATACAATTCTGATACCGGCATCATTGTCCATACAGAGACTCAAGATTACGAGACAAGAATGCAGATCAGTGCCCTTTCTATACAGGACCCTGATAACCAAACCCAATACACGGCAAGCGATATCCTCAACTTGATCCGTTCAATATTGCAGTCCGACGCGACAATCCAGACCCTTGAACAACAAGGAGTCGGGATGCTTAGAGTCGAGCAAGTCCGTAATGCTTCGTTTAACAATGACTTCGGACGCAATGAATACAGTCCATCTCTGGATTTTATTGTCCAACACAAACAGATAATCACCTCAGCGGCCCCGATAGTCGAGTCCGTCGAAATTCAACTTGATAGAGTTTAAAGGAGAAAATAAATGCCTATCTCAATTCAAAAATACGTAGACATCACAAGCGGCGTTGGTGCCGCGAACAATGTCGGTACCCGTCAACTCATCGGTCGTCTTTTTGATGACAATGCGCTGATCCCGTCAAACGCTCAGGTGACGTTCAATAACGCTGCCGAAGTTCTTTCATACTTCGGTGCCGGTTCTGAATATAGCCGCGCTCTGCAATACTTCGGATGGGTGAGCAAAAACATCACTTCTCCGGAAGCCCTTTCTTTCGCCCGCTGGAACAGCGTCGCCTGCGCTCCAGTAATCTTTGGTGCTAAAGGTGCTCAAACGCTGGCGAGCTGGACATCGATTACTAGCGGTGCCTTCCATCTTACAATGGGGTCTGAAACGAACAGCTTTACTGGCCTCAACTTCAGCAGTGCCGGTTCCCTCTCTGGTGTTGCCTCTGTTATCCAAACGGCAATCAACGCCATTTCAGCAGGTGGTGCCCTGTGGACGGGCGCAACCGTAACATGGGATGCGACTAACCAACGCTTTGATCTCGTCGGCGGCACAACTGGAACGGCTGCTATTAGCGTTGCTGCCGGTACTTCTCCGAATGATATTGCCAGCCAGCTTGGCTGGTTATCAGCCTCAACGATCCTTGGCCCAGGTGCTCCTGTCCAAACACTGACACAGTGCTTGACACAATCTGCGGCGGCTAACAACAACTTCGGCAGCTTTGAGTTCATCGGCGGTTCTTCGTTCACACTTTCACAAGCAGAAGAAATTGCGAATTGGAACGTGGCACAGAACGTCATGTACATTTATTGCTTGCCTGTCATTGCAGCTAATGCTTCGGCATGGGAAGCTGCTCTAGGTACAACAGGCGGCATTGCCCCGACTCTTGATCCGCAAATCAGTGGTCAATATCACTCCATGATTCCGATGATGATCTTGGCAGCCACGGATTATGCTGCTGCGAATTCGACACAAAACTACATGTATCAGGTCATTCCCAGCCTGACAGCATCAGTTACCGATGATGCAGACTCAAACACCTATGATGCTCTGAGCATCAACTACTACGGTAATACCCAAACCGCAGGACAAATCATCAGCTTCTATCAACGCGGCGTCATGTGGGGTGCTTCGACTGATCCTCTTGATCAGAATACCTACGCCAACGAAATCTGGCTCAAGGATGCTCTGGGCGCGGCCCTGATGACCCTTCTGCTGGCTCTCGGTAAAGTCTCGGCGAACACAGCAGGACAGGCGCAAATCCTGAACATCATGCAGGGTGTTGTCAATCAGGCCCTGTTCAATGGCACCATCAGCGTCGGCAAGGTTCTGACTCCTGTTCAGCAACTTTACATCACCCAGATCACGGATGATGTCAACGCATGGAAACAAGTTCAGAACATTGGTTACTGGCTGGGCATCAATTTTGTCCCGACTGTTGTCAATGGTCAAAACGAGTTCACAGCAGTTTACACACTGCTTTACAGCAAAGACGATGTTATCCGTCAAATCACTGGCAGCGACATCTTAATTTAACGGAGGAATAAAAAATGGCTAATAATGTAACAGGCTTTGGCTTCGTACTCTCCCTGATCGCGAGCGTCACGTTTCCAGTTGGTTTTACCGTCACCCAAGCATCAGATGATGCTGATGCCGTTGACTTTCCGAGCGTAAAGTTCGGGGACGCGGCAATGGGTGTGAACGGCGATGCCATCGTATGGTCACGCGCAACCATGATCCCGATGACGGTAACTGTAATCCCAGGCAGCGATGACGATCTGAACTTGCAGGCTCTTGCCAAGGCAAATCGCGTCTCTCAAGGGAAAAACGGTGCCAACGATATCATCACCGCCAACCTTGTCTATCCAGACAAGAGCGTTGCAAGCCTCGGAAATGGCGTCATCACTGATGCTCAGTTCGGCAAGGGTATCGGCAGCAATGGTCGTCTGAAAACCCACACTTACAACTTTATGTTCGGAACTGTGAACTAATCTACGGCACTAACTGAAAGGCGAAAATAATGTCAGACGATATAAAACTTATCAAACCGGAGCCATTCATCCTGCAGGACGAGAACGGAAAGGATATTAAATTTATCCTTTCCAACTTTCCGGCAGTTGAAGGTGTCGAAATCGTGAGCACGTTCCCGATGTCGGCACTTCCAAAGATTGGCGATCTTGCGATGTTCCAAGGCGTAATGCTGAAGATCATGGGATATGTTGCCGTCGAAAGTAATGGTGTCCAGATCAGATTATCGACCAAGGATCTGGTCAACAACCACTGCCAAGACTGGGAAACGTATATCAAAGTGATATGGAAGATGATGGAAAAAAATTGCAGTTTTTTTCGAGATGGGAGGGGTTGCGATTTCTTCGAAAGTCTAACACAGATGATTCTGCGGAAGATTTCAGAAACGTTAATCCGCTTATCGGAACAATCATCTCCCACGGAAAAGCAACCTTAAAAGAGCTTCGAATCGATTACGATATGGAGGATGCCTTGGTGCTGTGGGAAACGATCGTTATACCGCAATATAACCAAGCCATGGCAGCCAAAAGGGCGGCGAATAAATGAGTTATTTTGATGTCTTTTATCTTCTCTTTAAGTCCAATGCTGATGATGTAATCAAAGGCAATAAGGCTGTTGAGAAATCGACAAAAGATACCGAACAGGCACTGAAGAACACAAGGGATACCACTCAGGAAGTTGGTGCCAATTTCGTGAAGATGGCAGAGTCGGTGGGTACTGCCATCGGCGCAATCGGCGGTCTTGAGATATTAAAGACCGGTGTCAAGAACGCGATCGATCTCAATACGAATCTGAAGGTCACTGCCGAGAATTTAGGCATGACCGCGCAGCAATTGAGAACCGCGCAGGAGGCCGCCAAACAGTTCGGTGGTACCGCAGAAGAAGGTCGCGCCGACGCCATAAGAATGGCGCAGGCCAACCTGATGACCAGACAAAAAGAACGTGATCCGGCGAAGATGATGTCCACTCTCCGTGCCTATGTCATGGGTATGCCCGAAGAAAATAGAGTGCCATTTTTGCAACAATTCGGCATTAGCTCGGCGGGTATTAGACAGTTGACTAAGGTCGGTAACGGCGAATTTAATGCCGGATGGTCCACAGCCGCTGATATCGCCAAGGGCACAAACTCGGCTGGTGATACCGCATATGCTGCAAATAAGCTTGCCAATAAAGTCGGCGGCGAACAGGACAGTTTCTTCAATAGGCTCCTGATCTCGATCTCATCACCTCTTGATGGTTTCCTTAAAAGGTTTGGCGATCTTATAAGCGGCACTGGTGCCGGTGCCGGTGCGGCTGAGGTTATTGGCGGCACCACTCTTGCCGGATGGGGCGCATCTAAGGTCATTAAAGGCCTTTTCAAAGGGGGTAAAGCTGTCAAGGCGGCAACGATAGCCGCTCGCGGTGCATCGGCTGGGGATATCATGTATGGCGGTGCTACGGCGATTGCAGAAGGTGCCACGGCTGTTGCTGGTGGCCTCGCGTTTCTCGGGGGCGGAGAAATTTTATACGGGGCCAAGAAATTATCAGATTTATGGAGTCCTTTCATCGAGGCTCAACTGGTTAAGAATATGACCAAAGATTTAAAGATGCCCGCGAAGCCGGTCAAAACGGGAAGCGGCGGCGATCTCGGCTTCTGGATGTCGCAGGGCTACACCAAAGAACAGGCGGCAGGTATCATGGCCAACATGCAGGCGGAGAGCGGCGGCAATGCCGGATCCGTGGGCGATGGCGGCGCGGCTCATGGCCTGTTCCAGTGGCATGAAAAGCGCAGACAGGCGATCAAGGCTGGGACAGGTATCGATATCAATACGGCGAGCAAGGCTGATCAGATGAAGGCCGCCGCATGGGAAATGAAAAACGGTCATACCGGTTTCAATGATGCTTATTTCAGAACACTTGGCGGGGCCGATCAGGCCGGTGCTTACTTCGCGACGAACTTCGAGCATCCCGCGAATGCTTTGGCAAAATCAATTTCACGCGGCAAGAGTGCGCTCTCGATCGCTTCCAGCCTTTCGTCGGCCTCCAGCGGCCCTGTGAATGTCAAGATCGATAAAATCGAGGTCGTTACCCAAGCGACGGATGCCAATGCTATCGCTACCGGCATCAGCGGTGCCCTTGAGAATAAAATGTATACGGCCCTCGGATTTATTGCCAGCAACGTAGACAATGGACAAAGCAGATGACGCTACCATTTAATCTCACTCCGGCCTCAATTATCAGCGATGCGTCACTCGTCGCCGGACTACTAACGACGCTGACAAAAACAGATGTTGTTCAAGTCATCGATCAGCAGACTCTGACTCAAGTGTTCAGCGGTGCCCGCCCTCTTAAAGCTGAGGTCAAAGAATACGCAAAGGTCATGGACTATCCGGTCGAGACGGGTGTCACTCTTTCCGATCACCGCATTAGTTTGCCGACAGAGATCACGCTGCCCTGTATCATCCCGTCAAGCCAGTATTCAACGGCATATGTGGCGATCAGGAACGCTTGGCAGTCCGCAAAGCTTTTGTCGGTACAGACCCGCACCGGCACCTATAAGAATATGATCATCGCGGAACTTCCGCATGAAGAAGATGCCGAACTCTACACGGCAATCACAATCTTCATAAAAATGCGCGAAGTCATTATGGTAGCACCGTCATCAACGGCACCTGCTGGAACGACATCAAACTTCTCACCGGCTAATCCTAAGAATAGCACGAACGTCAACAGCGGTCTGATCTCGGCGATCAACTTGGCAACATCAGGACTCAGCTACCTTCATGCCGCTACAGTTTTTGGGATTAAAGTATAATGCAGCAAATTCCCTTACAGGCACTCCCGAACCAAAGCTTCACAGTCCAGCTTGATGGAAATCAATGGGACTGGACGATCGAGCTTGTCAATGATGCTATCGCCGTATCGCTGACTCTCAACGGGAGCGTCGTTATATCAGGTCTGAATATTGTTGGCGGGATGAGAATCATCCCTTCTGAATATGAAGAAGCCGGTAATTTCGTGTTGGTCACCATGAATCAGCAAGTTCCTGATTACACACAATTCGGGACCGGCCAGCAGCTCATATATCTCAGTGCCACAGAACTGGCGGCCATCCGCGTACCGCCGCCGCCGATCATTACTGCCGCCTACTTTGATCCGAATGCCGCGCTGCCACTTCGTATATTCCCTCAAGGATATATTGCGGCATCGAACTATCAGACCGAAACATCGGCCAACTATACCGACGAGAGCGGATCGAACAACTATGTCGATGAGACAGCGACTAACCAGTACATAACAGAAACAAATCCTCTGTATGTCACGGAAGATGGTCTGAGCTATTACTTCACGGAGAATGGCTGATGACCAACGCTTTTGATAGCCTTGGAGGTCTGAGAGTTGTCAAGGTCGGGATCACGATCAATGGCCAGACATGGAATTTTCAGGACCTAGACTTCAGAATTCAGGGCCAAAGATTTTTTAGCCCGACATCGGCGTTCTGCACGATTAAAATATCAAACCTGACAAGAGATTTGAGAAACCTCCTTCTGACCACCGCGACTCCGGTCCTTGCCAATTTTAAAAAGCCTGCGTATCTGACAGTCGATGTCGGCAGGCAGTCATATACACCATTCCGCCTATTCCAAGGAACCTGTTATACAAGCACCGTCACACAGCCGCCTGATATCGGTATCACATTCCGCAGCCTAGACAGCAGCGGTTTGGCATCAGCACTGAACCCGACGAGCTTTGGCCCGCTGACAAAACTCAGTGTCCTTGCAAAATTCGTGGCAGAGAATTCTAATCCACCACTGAACCTTGACTTCAATGTGACGACCGATATTCAGGTAGCAAATTTTGGATCAACGACGAACACTAACGACCTTCTCTATCAGCTTGCTGAGATAGGCGGTGTTTCTGTATGCGTCAATAACGGCACGCTGATTGTTCGAGATTCCAGTGGGTATAATAAAGATCGCGGATTTATTTTAAGCCAAGAGACAGGCATGGTCGGAATGCCACAGGCGACAGAATCGGGCGTCACGGCGCAGATGTTAGTGCAGCCGAATGTACAAATCGGAGATCTGGTTCAGGTTAAGAGTATCGTGAATCCATCAGTCAATGGTTCTTATAGAGTGAGCCAGATAGCGTTCGATATCGCTAACCGCGATCAGCCGTTCTTTTATACTTTGACGCTGACCACACTCACAACATCCTTACAAGGAGTTGTTCAATGACGGACAGTACAGATAACTTTTTCCCACCTTCAATCAATCCGGCAAGCCGTGGCGATTATTCAGGGATGATCCGTTTTGTGCTTACAAAATGGTTACAAAAGACTGATGACATGTTGCCCGCCGTTGTCGTTTCTTATAACAGACAGACGAATAGAGCGACTGTTCAGCCGCTGATATCGATCGTGGATACTAACAATAACCTCATCCAGCGTGGTGTTATTGCTTCTGTTCCGGTCCTTCAAATAGGTGGCGGCGGCTTCGTTTTATCATGCCCGCTTAATGCCGGTGATCTGGGATGGATAAAAGCAAGCGACAGAGATATTTCTCTGTTCATTCAATCATTCCAAAATTCTCCGCCGAATACAGCACGCCTTCACAGCTTCGAAGATGGAATGTTTATTCCCGACACGATGTTTAAAAACGTTGTTATCAATTCAGAAGACGAAGGAAATATCGTTCTTCAAACAACAGACGGAACGGTGAGAGTCGCTATCTGGCCAAACAAAGTGAAGGTCACTGCACCGGAAGTTGATATCGTTGCACCGGTCGTAGATATCAAGGCATCAACTTCTATCACCTTAGATACACCAATAGTTACGTTCACTGGCAACTTAACACAGAGCGGCGGTTCTGGTGCAACTGCGACATTCAGTGGTAGTATAGTGGCTACGGGCGAAGTAACTGGTTCCGGCAAGGTTCTTGGGACTCACGTCCATAGTGGAGTACAAACGGGTTCAGGAGATACGGGGCCGCCGGTATGACGACAACATTCGCGCTCTCAGAAGATACGCACGATTTATATCTCGATGCCTCGGGTAACATCGCAATATTGACCGGACTTCCCGCTGTTGAGCAGTGCTGTGAAACAGCGAGCCTTGCACAGCTTGGAGAGATGCTGCTTGAAACTGTACTTGGCATCCCGAACTTTGAATCGATATGGATCGGCTCGCCGAACTATTCTTTGTGGCAGTCATATCTGGTCACCAACCTGAGCAATGTCATCGGCGTGAACGAAGTGACATCAGTAACATTCAGCTCTGAACAGGGCATCCTTTCATATACCGCAACGATAGCCAGCCAGTTCGGTCCGGCTGAAATTCAGGGAGCATTGTCGCAATGAGCGATCCATATGAGTATATAAACAGCACTGGAACGATCATTCCAGACACAAGCGAAATCTTGACCGGCGTAAATGTGGAATATCAGACCGCATTCGGCGCAGATATACAGCTATCTCCTGATACGCCGCAGGGCGTTCTTATCGCTGCGGAGACCACAGCGCGTGCCGAAGTCGTTCAAAACAATGCAGCTCTTGCCAATCAGATCAACCCAAATATCGCGGCGGGTGTGTTCCTTGATGCAATTCTTGCATTGACGGGTATGCAACGAACTCCTGCTACACAGACACAGGTAGCCAATGTTTCATTATCAGGAGTCGCGGGCACCGTTATCCCAGAAGGAACACAGGCACAAACGGCTGCCGGTGATATCTTCTATACGTTGTCTCCTGTTACGCTTGCTGCGAACGGGCAGGCGACTGTCAACTTTGCATCTGTGGCATATGGACCAATTCCGTGTGCGATCGGTGCACTCAGCACTCCAGTCACTAACGTTCTCGGTTGGGAACTTGTAAACAATAGCGTCGCCGGTGTGGTAGGGCAGACTACACAGTCTGACATCGGTGCACGCGCTCTCCGCAGCAACACGTTGGCCTTTCAGGGCGTGTCGCTTGCGGAGAGTATAACTTCCGCTCTGTACAACGTCGCCGGTGTGCAGAGCTTGTTCTTCCAAGAGAACATTCAAAGCAGCACACAAAATATAAACGGGATTTCTATGGTCGCTAATTCCATTTATGTTTGCGTGAACGGAGGCGCGAATACCGATGTCGCATCGGCTTTGCTTGAAAATAAATCATCTGGCTGTGCATGGAACGGGAATACAAGTGTCAGTATTATCGAACCGACAAGTGGACAAATTTATACCGTTCTGTTCGACCGTCCGACTCCGATAGAAATCGTTATACAAGTTACATCTGCGAATGCTGCCCTATCTGATATCCAGACCGGTGTTGCAAATTATATTGCGGGTAATGTCGCCAACTATCCAGCATGGTCGGTTGGGGGTGACATCTCAGCTTTCGAAATCGCCGGTGCGCTTCTCTCACAATATCCTTACATGATTATCAATCAAGTTCAGATTTCTTATGCGGCCAGCATAGAATTTGGAACCGCAATTTTACCGATCGGCGTCAACCAGATCGCGTTCTCTAATGCCAGCGATATAACACTGGTGACTCCGTGACCGTACCTATAATTGAAAATAATACGATACAGCAATTTGATTTCACGGTGAATGTCCTTGAACCGTTGATCTGGCAATATCAAAATTCTCCGAATATAAAATCTCTACTTCAAAGCAAGCAAAACTGGTACGACACAAATCAAGCCGGATACTGGAATGACTGGTATACCGATGTTTTCGACATGCAGACCGCAAATATATTTGGCTTGTCCGTCTGGGCGATCATTCTCGGACAGCCTATCGTTTTCAACAACGTCAATGATCCAAGCCAGATTCCTTGGGGTTTCGGGACAAATAATGAAAACTTCACGAATGGCAACTTCGCCGGTGGTGGTGGCAGCACGTATGCGCTTCCGATATCGGCAGCCAGAATACTGCTCCAGCTCCGCGCCTTCCAGCTTATAAGCAGCGGTACTGTGCCAGAGACTAATCGCATGTTGGCCTATGTTTTCGCTGACTATGGTCCAGCATGGCTGCTTGATAACGGCGATATGACACAGACCTACGTATTCAATTTCACACTGACTTCTGATCTGGTTTACATCTTTAACAACATCGACATCTTGCCAAGACCGGCGGGTGTCCTCTCAACATACGAGGAGGTCTGATATGGCCGAACATTATTTCCTTTATCCTTTTGGCATTAACGGGACACTTGCAGCGGTACCGAACCCGACACAGGTTAGCGGCACTGTAAGCTATCAGTCCGGTTTCCCGATAGGATATCAGCTATCCAATACGGCACCTGGATATCTATCGATTCCACGTGACCAGTTTAATCAACTGATGTTCGATGTCACCGGAGCTATTCAGCAAATTCAGCAAACTGGCTTTGCTTCGTTCATCACGGCATCAGCCAACGGCGGCACTGCGTTCTCTTACGCTCTTGGTGCACAGGTCTGGTCCGGAGGTGTGCCATATCGCTCACTGATCGCCAACAACACTGACACACCGCCGACATCAAACTGGGCGGTTGTAGGATCGATTCAATCACTTTATTACAACTGGGCCGCAGATACCGGATTCACAAACAACTATGCCATCGCTCCGAACCCGCCGATCACATCTCTTGCGGCTGGTCAAGTTGTTCAGATGCAGCCCGCGTTCGCCAATACTGGAGCCTGCAGGCTGAACGTGAACGGCACTGGCGCACTACCAATCAAGACGCTTCAAAATCAGGATCCGGCGGCGGCCATGCTTATTCCTTCTGGTATGCACCAGTTCGAATACAATGCGGTGAATAATACTTGGGTTCTTCAAAATCCAGCACTTGGCTCGGCTGCCTATCAAGATGCCGGAACAGGGGCGGGAAACATGCTCCAGCTCAACGGCAGTGCACAAATTCCGGCGGTCAGTGGCGCTCTACTGACCAATCTTCCGGCGCAATATACTGCCACAAATTCATCGAGCGGTAAGCTGGTATTTGGCCCGATAACTATGCAGTGGGGTAGCCAAGCTGTTACTTCCGGTAACTTTGGCGGCAACACTATAGCCTTCGGAACATCGTTCAGCGGCACTCCTTATCACGTCAATGCCATGTTGAACACAGGTTCGCTGTCGTCAACCTATACGACGGGTGTAGGTGGTACTCCAAATGTGAGCAGCATCACGAATAATGGGTTCCTCTACCAACCGCCAACCGAGACAACAGCCACAGTTAGAAATGTTCTGTGGTTCGCTATTGGCCCGACATAAGGAGAATAAAAATGACAACGACGCTTGATGTAATGAACATACTCGACAAATCTGACCGAACCGTTCTCCGTTGTATAGAGAACGGAATCTCTATTCCAAGTGCATGGATAACTTATCGTCAAGAGCTGAGAGAAATCATCAGCTCGGGAACCGGAGAACCCCCAGAGGCACCTCCGTATCCCGCAGGAACTTAATCAATTAGACAGCCTATCAATATCGTGTAATCTTAAAATATAAAAGGGAGATCGAAATGGACAACAGATTTTTAGAGACAACAGCAGCACCGAGCATGACATTCAACATCGTCTGTCATGACAAGGACGGCCTGTTCAAGTGGGAAGAAAATATCCACAATACCGTCATGACCGCAGGTAAAAATGACCTGTTGAGCAAATATTTCACTGGTTCTGCATATACGGCAGCATGGTTCATGCTTCTGGTGGGTGCTGGAACGATTTCAGCATCCGATACGCTGGCATCGCACGCTGGTTGGCTGGAAGTTACGGCCTACACCGGTAACCGACCATCCATTTCATTCGGTTCCGCATCGGCTGGCAGCATCACATCAACGGCTGTTGTATTTACGATGAATGCGGCGTATACAGTAGCCGGTGCTGGTTGCTGTACAGTAGCGACCGGTACAAGCGGTATCCTTTACGATGCCGCTGATTTTGGTTCTGCAAGAACGGGGTCTTCCGGTGACACGCTTACAATTACTCCTACTCTGTCTGTTTCTTAACGGAACAACGACATTCGCTGCTGATGTTCGGGGGAGCATCAGCGCGAATGTCGTTTCCATGACAAGTATTGGCCAGTCTGAAAATGGCATCGAGTTAAGCGGTCCTGAACCCCCACTCTATTGCGATCAAACAGCGGATACGATTATCTGCTACTACTGAGGTGAAAAATGGCTACATATCTAGGTACGAGCGCTGTATTTGAAGTAAGGTCGGGCGCGACAGCCGGAAACCTTGGCGGTGGTGGATTTAACCCTTTAAATGCGAACTTCATTTCAAATTGGACAGCCACTAACGCTAATACAGCATCTCCCGTTCTTTCGTCTGCATCATATTCATTCGTTGCCGGTGATGTCGGTGCGTGGGTGTACGTCAAATCTGGAACAAACTGGACACCAGGATGGTATCAAATCGCATCAGTGGGCGGTGGTAACGCAACACTTAGCGCGGCAATAGGCGCGGCCATTCAAGTTTCAAACAATAGATATCAACTAAGCACAGTTGCTGGCTGCGCTACCGTGGCAAGCCCGACAGCGGGTACCGTGGGTATTGATTACAGCCAACAGAACGCCGCGCAATTTACAGCAACAGATTTAACCGGCACGACAACGACCTGTACTTCGGCGACGAATCCTTTTGGACCACAACATGCGGGTAACTTCCTTTGCCTCGCAAGCGGCACAGGTGTAACTGCCGGATGGTATGAAATTGTTTCCGTTTCTGGTATCACGGCGACCATTGACCGCACTGCTGGAACGACATATTCAGCCGTAACCTATTACCTCGGCGGCGCGGTATCGCTTGGCGGATCGACGACCGGTATAACAGATGCTATTTTCTTTGCTCTTGGTTCAAATGCAACAACATCAGGAAGCAGAACATTTATAAAGGGTCCTGCTACTTATAATATTTCTGGCGCGATAACTACGCTCAACGGAAACGCTGCTTGGCCAGCTATGTTTACCGGATATAATTTACAAAGAAGCGATAGCCCATCAATCGCTTCGGGAAATCAACCCACATTAAATATGAGCACTAATATTTTTACCAGCGCGTCGAATGTGTACTTATCGTTTATCACATTGCTTGGTACAGCATCCCCCCTTTGCTCATTAGGATTGTCTAACAATTATAGAAGTTGCAAAGTTATAAATTCATCATCAACGGCAACAAGAGCAGCTATCAATGATCAAGGCGGGGGAGCTTATCTTATAGGATGCGAGATAGTTTCTTATTTAGGCACTGCTGTTTTGGGAGCAACGAATGGAGAACCTACTAGTGTATTTGGATGTTATATTCATGATTCTAGCATAGGAGTATCACTCGAATCTTTTAGTACGGCGATTAATAACCTTTTTGTTAGTTGCACAACAGAGGCAATAAACAACACGCAGGGTGTTGCTATTATAATAGGCAATACTTTCTACGGGACAGAAAATAAATCTGGGATAGGTATTGTTGTTGCTGGCCCGAATTCAAACTCAATAAATAATATTTTCTATGGGCTTGTGTCCGGCTATGGTGGAACTGCGACAAGCTACGGCGGATATTCAGATTATAATTGCTTTTTTAACAATACAAATAATATCGCTGCCGCTTTAACGGGTGCGGTGAGCGGTGCTAACGACACAACTGCAACGAATCCGGCATTTACGTCTATATCACAAGTAACGGGTACGACTGCAACATCAGCAACTAACGTTCTCACAGATAGTGGTAAAAACTTTACAACTGCTGGTGTTGTTGCAGGTCGGGACTATCTGCATGTAACATCAGGAACTGGCGCAACAATTGCAATATACGGCATCACAGCCGTTGGCACGACAACGCTAACCACTGACAACGCTATAGGAACAAGTTCCGGCGGAAATCTCAATTACTATATTACAATTAATAGAAATCTATTACCTACGGGGCTTATATGAGTTTAGGTTGGCTTGGTCCATTTCCTGCTGGTTTAACTACGGGTTTTCAAAGCATCGGTGCGGCATCGAGAAATGCTAATCGTGGCTATGGCGCTCCACAATCATTTCCTGCGGGTCTAACACAAAGCTATATAAATATCGGTGCTGTTCAGAAAAATCCGAACAATGCATGGGTTGACACATTTTCTGACAGCGTTACAGCTTCTGATTCTCTCACGAGTAGTGCTGGATATACTAACACCTTCTCGGACAGCGTAACTGCCAATGATACACAGGCTGCTGTAGTAAACTACCATCAAACCTTCTTGGACAGCGTAACCGCTGCCGACTCCGTCACCGCATCTCTAGCGGCGGTTCCCACGTTCTCAGATGCTGTGACCGCCTTGGATACCTTCGGGGCTGCGATGGCGACATCGGCGACGTTCTCCGAATCCGTAACGCTCTCCGATTCATTCGTCGGCGGTATCGGCTATACCTTTACGTTCTCGGACACCGTGACAGCTTCCGATACCATGAACGGAAAAATGGGGGTTACTGCAACGATCGCCGACGGCATCTCCGTATCCGACTCCGTAATCGGCGGTATCGGGTATATGGACTTCTTCAGCGATAATGTTACCGCCTCGGATTCATTCTCGGCCACGGTATCCCCGTCCCCAAACATCATTCTCTCCGGCACCCTTGACTTCGGATACTCATATCGCATCCGCCACCAGATATCGACCTTCCTGAACTTCTCGATCTTCAATACTGATGACAACTTTATCAAGATCAACTTGACCAACATCGTGACATCGCAGCCGATCTCTATCGTATCCGGTGTTCTCTCGATATATGCGCCAAACTCGATATCATCATCCGCGCCTGTCCTTTCACCGGCTGTCGTCCCCTTGAGCAGCGGATTCCAGTTCACGATCCCCCATACTGATGCGATTAACCTCGTGCCAGGGCTTTACTCATGGATAGCCATTGTGACGACCATAGATGGAACCATCCATACTGTCACCTGTGGTGACATCAATCTTTCGACCGGTATAATCAAGGTAATGGAGAGACCGTAATGGATGCAGGGGCTATTATTGACGCTATTGGACTTATCGCACTCCCAATTTTCGGCGGAATACTTTTCTTCTATTGGGACCAGATATCGAATCTGCATGAAAAATGTTCAGGGCTTGAGGAGAAACTTAACAGCTTAAAGTTGCATGTCGCCGAAGAATATTTGAACCGCGACGACTTTAAGGACTCGATCAAAGAAATAAAAGATACTATCTTAGCAATGAATAGCAAGCTTGACCGCTTAGTGGAGAAACAATAATGCCTCGTGGAATTAATCTGAACAACCCGATGAATCTGGAACGTAATTCGATCTCATGGCAGGGCGCATCGACGCTACAAGATGATCCGCGATTTGTGAGATTCGAAACACCAGAAATGGGTGTTCGCGCGGGTATGAAAGTCCTCTTGACCTATCAGAACAAAGACGATCTCCAGAACATCTCGGCGATCATCACTAAATATGCACCACCCGCTGAAAACGATACTGCCGCATATATCAGCGATGTTAGCGCCCATTGCGGTGTCTCCCCCACGGACTTCTTTGATGTCGAGGTGCCCGATAACATGATTCGTTTGGCGCAGGCGATCATAATTCATGAGCAAGGGCATTGCCCAGACGACAGCACTCCATTTTGGTATGAAAATGATGTATATGAATCTGCGGCCAAAGATGCATTAGGATAAGATATTGAGCTTGGAGAAATCTCCAAAATATTTTACAGCGGCTTTATTATATGCGATAGCAGCTTCGACTTCAGAATCAAAATATCCAAGATGATTTTGTTTGATTCGTGCGTGCCACTTATTCCCTCTTTTACAAACCCCTTTATACCTACTTGATGGATTTATTAATGTGGGCTTATTTTTATTCATCATGTTTTGCGATTTAGTAGCAAGTCGAAGATTGTACTTCTGATTATTAAGGCGATTTCCATCCTTGTGGTCGACTGACTTTCTTTTCATTATTTCGCAATGCATGAAAATGGTTTTTTTCTTATAAGATTTTTTAGTAGCGGTTTTTATAGGTAAGGTTTCACTTCGGATGGCATATCCATGAGAAATTTGCCATTTCCATTGCATAAGGAATTTGTAATCATCCTCATCAACCTGAACAAATTTTCCACCGGTTATTGTGATTATCTTCATTTTTTTAACCTATAATTAACGTAAATAAATATTACCCGACAAAGCAATCCTTGAAAACATCTAAAATATAATATATGGTGATTCTAGCAGGATAGAGGAGCGTTCGTCCTCATCGGCCTCATAAGTCGAAGATCGGTGGTTAGAATCCATCTCCTGCAACCAAATTCTAAGATGGCCAACTCAGTATGAGGCTGTCGACAAGAGGTAAAGTCAGCAGATTTTCATTCTGCGATTCGTGGGTTCAAATCCCATCAGCCTCACCACTGGAGAAAGAACGAGATGTTACGAGAGACAAACAAGATTGTGGCGAAAGCGATTAAACCCATCAAATAGGGCTGGTCAAATTCGTCTTGAATTATAACCCGCCCTCAACAGGCGGGTTTTTTATTACGTGGAGGAAACAGATTATTGACGATTGGCCGAGGGGTTAGGCATACGCTTGATAAGCGTACTACAGTGGTTCAAGTCCACTATCGTCAACCAAAATAATGGTGCGGAGTCGGATGGTTAGACAGCAGATTTTTAATCTGTACCAAAGTGGGTTCAATTCCCACCGCACCAACGGGGAATGGGACTGCTTAGGGTGGTCGCCTCACTTGCAATGAGGATCGCAGATCGGGGCAGAACCGATATTCTCCACCAAATTATAGGGGGTTAGCTCAGAGGCAGAGCGTCCGGCTTACATCCGGAAGGACGAGATTTCGAAATTCTCACTCTCTACCATTTGACATCAGGACCCGAATCGTGTCATCGTTATAAGATGAAAACGATATCAACATCGATGTATTCCAGTGATCGCACCTTCAATAGAGGTTGCGGCGCGGGGCATTTGGTGTAAGTTTTCTTAGATTTTTATACATCAAAACCCCACCCAAAGTGATTTAGGTGGGGTTTTTGTTTATACGGTTATTGAACATTGTTGAGATATGATGATTTTTTCCGAGTAGCACAGACGGTAGTTGCGCCTGACTGTTAATCAGGATGTCCGTGGTTCGATTCCACGCTCGGGAACCAATTCGTCTCTCTGGCGTAGCTGGTGCGCGCGTCTGTCTGAAGAACAGAAGGATGCCGTTCGATTCGGCGGGGAGACACCAAATACGCGCTGGAGATGTTGGCGGGTGCATGCGAGTCTTCCAAACTTGATGATGGGGTTCGACTCCCCACCGGCGCACCAAATTGACGCAGCATAGCTTAGTGGCTAAAGCTCGTTCCTCATAAGAACGCTATCATGGGTTCGAGTCCCATTGCTGCTACCACTTCGCCTCTAAAGCATTGTTAGTGATGCAGTTGCCTTGTAAGCATCAGAAGTCGGCGCAACTCCGGCATGAGGCACCAATTCATGGACACATAGCTCAACGGTAGAGCACCGCACTGTCACTGCGGAGGTCGTGGGGTCAGCACCCATTGTGTTCGCCAATTATGTGTGGATATGAACATTTTTTATTAGGTTCATATCCACATTTGTGTTACTTTCTTTTCTATGAAAAAATGCATTAAATGTGAAAAAATAAAACAGTTAGATTCCTTTTATAAAAGAAATGACAGAAAAGATCGTTATTCTTCGTCATGTATTGAGTGCCAAAGAAAATATCTAAAAGAGCACTATCACAAAAATATCAAATATTATAAGGCGAAAGCCAGAAAAAATGATATTAACGCAATAGAACAAAGATTCCATTTTTTAGTGGATTATTTAAAAAATAACCCATGTGTTGACTGTGGAGAAGGCGACATTGTAGTCCTTCAGTTTGATCACGTTCGAGGAAAGAAATTTCGCAACATTTCTATGATGCTACACAGAAAAATGTCATGGGAAAAAATACTTTTAGAAATAAAAAAGTGTGAGGTTAGGTGTTCAAATTGCCATGTTAGAAAAACGGCAAGGCAATTTAATTGGAAAAAATTGCATGTATAGCTCAATGGAGTAGAGCACCAAGCTACGAACTTGGGGGTTAAGGGTTCGAGTCCTTTTACATGCGCCAATTTTCTCGTAGTGACGGAATGGTTACGTGACGGTCTGCAAAACCGTTTATGGCAGTTCGATTCTGCCCTATGAGTCCACGGAAAGTTTAGTGCAGCGGCCTGCACCCCGATCTTGAAAATCGGTGATAGTCAGCGATGGCTATGGGGATCGACACCACCAGCTTTCCTCCAATTCTTCGGTGAGTTAACTTGGCAAGTGCCAAGCACGGTTTGCTAAACCGTTGGTGCCTTTACCGGCATGTGGATCAGGACCACATCTCTCCGCCATCGGTGTCGGCACAGGTTGGATTCTGGTCTCGACTGTAAATCGACGTAAATGTGGTTCGACTCCACAGGCACCGACCAATTTTATAGGCATGTATCTCCTTTGTCTTCTAAACAAGTGAAAGAGTAATTGGACTCATGTAGGTTCGAATCCTATCATGCCTGCCAAAATATCCATTGCATTCTCTGGAGAACATCCGTTAGAGTCTTTTCTTGGGCATGTGCTCATGAGGAAACAAAATGTCAATCAGAAAAATCATAAGAGGAATCATCATAATGTCAGATATCGCAGACAATGTTATCGCACTCCAAGGCGCAGTAAACTCGCTTACAACAGAAATCGCTTCACTCACGGCAGCCGTTGGTGCTCTCCAAGCTCCTGCAGCTCCTACCGTAGACCTTTCTCCCGTGCTTGCGGCTATTGCTGACATCAAGGCTCAACTCGTTCCGACACCTGCTCCGGCAGCACCGGCGACGACTACAGGCTCATAACTTTATAAAAGCTATGATATATTAAAAAAAGCTGGGGGATAACACCCTCAGCTTTTTTTGTTGCTTTAAAAACAGAATCATCATATCGTAGAACAATGAAAACGAATTTGTTACAGCTCTGGCATCAACCGCTCCCACAACTGGGAGTTTTTGTGCTTGGGCGAATGTAGGCAATAACTCATAAAGTTATTAACCAACCCGCCCTAACAAGGCGGGTTTTTTGTTATTGAAGGAGAAATTAAAGGGGATGTGATGAAATTGGTAGACTTCCCTGACTTAAAATCAGGGGCTTCGGCGTGTGAGTTCAAGTCTCACCATCCCCACCAATGCCGGTGTAGCAGAATGGCAAATGCGGCGGTCTTAGGAACCGCGTCATCTGGAGGTTCGAGTCCTCTCACCGGCACCAAATTAACGGCATGTAGCGAAGTCTGGTATCGCGCTCCCCTTGGGAGGGAGAGATCGAAGGTTCAAATCCTTCTATGCCGACCATTTTACAGGGATCGTCTAGTGGCAAGACAAGGGCCTCCAAAACCTTTGACCGGTGTTCGATTCATCGTCCCTGTGCCAGTCTGTGGTGTGTATAGCTCAAGGGTCGAGCGCGGGATTGTGGCTCCTGATATACGGGTTCGAGTCCCGTTACGCACCCCATATTCCGAGGTCGTCTAAATGGCAAGGACATGTGATTTTGGCTCATATAATGTTGGTTCGAACCCAGCCCTCGGAACCACCCTTTACTTTGATAGAAAAATGCTGTTAGATTTCTGAGCCGCAATGTCGCGGCTTCTCTGAAAGGAAATCTAAAATATGTCTAACCAACTTTTCGAAAAAGCTTCACCACTCTTTGCTGCTCCGGTTCCTGCGCTGCCGACCCTGATGCAAGCGCAAGTCGATATGCTCACCAATCTCGTTGCAAAGTTCTCTGGCCTTGACCTGACCAAAGCGACCACCACCGCGCTGGCTATCATCATCGGCGGCCAACAACCGAACACCGCGATTGCTGCAGCATCTGTTCTCGTCAAAGCACAGGCTAAAGAACAGGGCGTAGAGATCGAAGATCAAGATGCTAACGTCATTGCTCAGGCGGTGACCAACGGCGTTCTGGCATCGATCCAGCTCTCGATTACGGCACAGGTGGCAGCCAGTCCAGCCGCTAATCAAGGAGGCGTTGAAGCAGGTGCGACAGCTCCCGCCGCATCAGCAGAAGCAGGCACTAACTAATATCCAAAATCAGGTCCTTAATATTAAAAAGGCCTGACTGATACGGCAGCTCCTTAGATGGGGCTGCCGTTTTCATTGCGGGTTCCCAGATTTTGCAATACAATTAAGATATTCTCTAATTGTAGAGGGCAACTGAAAGGAAACTAAAATGAGCACATTTATCGCAACTGCAGAAAAGGTGGCCTCCGAGGCCGAACACTTCACCGTTGAACTCGCTGAAAAGGTCGAGGCTGTGGCCAAGAAGGGTTACGAAGAAGTTGTGGCCCTTATCGAAGGTCACAAGGCGGCTGTAGCGGGAAACGCGCCTGCTGCTCCTGTGGCTGCTGCTGCGGCCTCTGGAGCTGTCGAGGCTGCTCCTGCTGCCGCCCCGACTGCTGAAGCTGCTACAACAACGACTGCTTAAAAGATGACGGCGCGGGAACGACTATTCTTCATGATCTGGGGTCTAGTAATGTTCCCGCTCCTCATTCTATGGGTGGCCGTCGATTTCAAAATGGGTGCCGAGGTTGTTATCGCCCTGTTGACTTACATGGGCGGCGTGAAATTTCTTTTAACAAAAGATGCGGATTGCCAAGGAGCACACGATGGGAATTAAATTTTATTGTATTATCGGACTGATCGCGATTGCGCTGGTCCTCGGATATTACTTCCGCCACGACATCATCAAGGCTGAGGATGATAAGGTCACCGTGCAGACTCAAGCGACTGTTTTGAAAATCGAGGAGAAGAAAAGTGAAATACGCAATACCCCTGTTTCTGATAAGCGTACTGCTAACCGCCTGCTCAACGGGACCTTCTTCAATCACTAAAGAAGATTTCTCGGATGCCGCGCCGGATGTCATGTCGATGCCGGTGGCTCAACAAAAGGCTGCCGGTCAAGAGATGTTGAAAGGGCAATGCCCTAACCTCAATGCCGTGGCCAACCTTTGTCTGGTGACTTTAGACGAAGCACGTGCAGAGAAATAAAGCCGTACCGTAAAGCGCACCGGACAGGTATTCGCAGGTCGATGCCGTCCAGCTTTTATTCGCGTAGGCCAGCGGCAACAGCGCGGCCCCGAGCGGCGGGAACGTGATCAGACCCTTCAACCATAGCGGATGGTTATCAAACCCCATATTGGTGCCCGCAAAGGCCAGCCAGAAGGCAGTAAAGGCGCATCCTGAATCGATATAGATGTTTGTCGAGACCATGCCGTGCGCGGCCATGTAGGCGACGGCGGCAAAGGGAATGGCGCATAGGACGTTCCTGACTTGGCGGTTGATCCCCGTTGCGAGTTCTCCGCCATGTATGGCATAAGCTGCTGCACAGTACGGGATAAGAAGTAACCAGATCATTGAATGCTCCATAATTGTTATTTTGTCTACGGTATATCATACACAAAAATCGTTGTGTATTGTGAATGAAGTTTTATCGTACACAAATTATTGGTTACTGAGAAAGATAAAGTATTTCATGTGTGGCAGATGGACGTGACGTTCTTTTCCATCTTCCCAGAGGACAAAAACAGCCTCCCGATTTATGAAAGTATCGGTCTTTTTGGCGTTATTGATTTCGAGACGCATCAGTGCGGCCTCACGGTCGGCACGGCTCATTCCCCATGCCTTTTAATTTCTTTTTTACAGTATAATTCAATAATACCTTCCGGTACTTCCTTAACGATAAGGCCAACCGGTAAAATATTTTTTATATCCTGTAGGGATATAACTCTAGGCATCCCAAGTGATAATCTATGTAAGTTTATATGGAGATCGGGACATATAAACCGCGACAAGTTGTATCTGAAAACGTAACTATAATAACGAAATCTCTTACCCATCATAGCAGCCTCTCCTGAAAGTTCTCGACGGCCGACAATATCCGCTGGACCGCCATGTTGAAATATTTCTCATCCTTCTCGATGCCGATAAAGGCGCGTCCGGCGTGGACGGCGGCGACACCGGTGGTTCCGGATCCCATGAATGGGTCCAGAACAATCTGTCCGCGTTCTGTACTTTGCTCGATATAATGTCGCATCAGCGGGACCGGTTTTTCTGTAGGATGGTCTGATACATCCACCTGTGGACAACTAATGAGCTGTTTAGCTCCGCAATTAGTAACGTATTTTGCAGGAGTTTTATAGAACATCCCCGTGAATTCGCAGTTCTTCATGTACCATCGATTAGGAGTGGCAGTCACCTTGTCCCATACCAGTAAGTTGTGAAATCCGAAACCGGCCGCCTCTGCTTCATTCATCATATTCGCGACATGCCTATTGTTGCACATAACGTATGCATGATTTCCGCTTATTAGGGCCTCATATAGCAACGGCATGAAGTCTGACCAGTCAATATCGCATGGAACAATTGAACCGCTGTTGTTGTACTCTCCATACCCAAAACATCCACCCATTTTTTTGGACTTGTCTTTTGGATTATTTCCCCCCGATGTCAGTTTATACGGCGGATCGACGAGAACTAGGTCCGCGCACTGGCCCAGCGTTGGCAGGATTTCTATGGTATCTCCGTGATAGAGGCGGCAGTTACCGATCTGAATGAATTTATTAACGTCCATTTTTTTCCGTCCAGAGAGATGCATATGTTTCATGGGAAAGGAGAACACAGGCCGTTGACCTGTCAGCCTGCTTGTTACGGACGATTATCACTGGCCCAGATTTTGCTAAATTCATGTACTTTGCCGGTTCTTTTCTGAAATCGTATCTAGTTACAATCGTTATCATTTCTCTCCCCTTATTTAAAAACAAGCACGCGCGGCCGGTTCTTTATTCTGAATCCCTGCCTGCGATTGGCCTCAATCTCTATCTCGAATGGTTTTAACAATTCTCTGGCTTTCATCATTAACGTGGTGAGTATGGTATCGTAAGGCGGGTTTGATGTATATTCGGCCGGATAAAGCCAATCATAGATTTCATGGCGCGTAACCCAGTCATGTCTCAGCATAAGAATTTCTATTACCTTGCAGTGCTTCGCGAACTTGTAAGTGTAGGAAAGGTTTTCCCCATTGATGGCTATGCCGTATCTGTCAATGGTGCAGGTGTTCAAGATATTCCCTTGGTCGGTGTAGTCACTTATTATTATTCTGCGCCTCTAAAATTATAAACGCAAGAGTATCCATGGGAATTATAACCTTATCTCCAATAAAACGAGCATCGCATTTTAATATTTCAAGGTAATCAGATATTACGGTCATTTGTGCGATTTGAGTTCTTACCTGAACCAGTGTTTTTTCAATCATTTCTTCCTCCGTCTTTTATTCACCATCTCCCTGCATCGACCGCATCTATAATACCCGCATGATGGCTCTGAACAATTTACACATCCACCTGTGGCGACACGATCTGCCCTATATTTTCTGTGCTGCGTTGTTTTTGGCATGGATGTCATTTAAATTCCTTACTAATCTTTTCTATTTTAACGTAATGAATTAACTGGTTTAAATGGTTGGTTGGGCTAACGCTTATGTGCGTATGAACACCTATCGATTCGCCTTGCGCCATTGATTCATTAAGCTCGGCCACCGCTCGTTTTATACGTAGTGCCATTTCTGTGTCCGCGTCTGTCATTTCAATTCTTCCTAAACATTATTGTTAAAATCGCGCCTTTTACATGTCCCAGCGCATTAGATATTTCTTCCTCGTTAAACTCAGCATCTGCGGCAATAAGAGCATCAACTATTATATTGCATAGCTCACGTTCTTTATCGGTTGCTGTGCGGAAACGGACGGAATCACTCATCATATTTTCTCCGGTGGCTCTGGAAGTGGTATAAAGTGACTGACATTCATGTTATTGGCAAAATTGTTTCCCCATCCTATTTGTTCATTACCAGACCACCAACCAACTGAAACTTTATTGCCATCTCGATATAGGAGAATTACTGGGGTTCCATCCCTCGGAGCCGTATCAATCGTCTGCCACTTCTGCTCTGGTTGGAGGGCTTTTAATTCATCTTCTACAATCCATGATGCGTCATACATTACAGTTGTGCCGTAATTTTTCTCCACGCGCTTGGCAATATTATTGGCTATATCAGATAAAGCTATTTTCTTCTCATCACTCATCTTATTTTTTCTCCGTTGTAAGCTTACCTGTTTTTTCAAATTTATTCACAGCCTCTGTTACATTACCATGGCGAGGACACACATTATCCTTCAATGAAAACCAGCATCTTCCTACTAAAATACCATCTCCTGTTCTTTCATTGATCGGGCAGTTACGTGTCATCTTATTTCCCTTCCGTGGCGATGGCTTCGGTGATTGTTGCAACATCTGCTGCGCGTTCTTTATGTGCTTTTTGTCTCGGCCTTCCCCTCGTTCCGTAATTATAGTCATTGGTTGACAGACGTTTTAAAGCTATCAAAGCCTTCGCATTATCCCCCTGCGCTGGCTGTTGGGCTGCGCGGATATGGTTGATGAGGGTTTCTTTCGCCTGTTTTATTTCAGAAAATTGCATACAGTCAGCCGTTGAGATAAAAGACATTAAAGTATCAACAGCTTCCTCAACATCATCCGGCACACGCGGTATCTTATCTGCGGTCATTTTTAATTCACCCTCTGAAAATCGTTAATAGCATCTTCCATGTACTTTGCAGCCGCCAGAGCCATTCTATAAAATGATGCACCAGCGTCTTTGTCTTGCAGTGATATTGCCTGCCAGCGAGCCTCTCAATACCCATAGCGGCCTCTGCCAGACGACAGGCCATTTCGTGAGCGTCCATCTGGGCGATATATTTATCGTACTGTTTCATCTCATCCTTGCGCTTATCGGTCATTTTAAACGCTCCTTTGTCAGTTCGCCCGTTTTCTTGAAGTGTTTTATTGCATCAGATATATCGCCATGTATAGGGCAGACTTTTGCCTGATAAAGCGTATGCCAACATCTTCCGACCAATACCCCGCCACCCGTGCGTTGATTGATAACACAATTATTTATGATGCCGACTTGCTTGCTCATCTACTTCCCCTTCGCCAAAACTGCATCGAGGCTGGCGATGGCTTCACCAATTTTATTGTAAGATATTTCGTGTTTGTTTATGTCGTGTTCGTGCCAGTATTGGTAATACTGCATTGCATCCCTCACCCCCTGCAACACCTCCCTCGGCACTGCAATGGTGTCGGCTGGTACGGGCGGGGTGCCCTGTTTTTTATATGCCTCAGTCTTGTGAAAGACTATATCGTTGGTATCAAACCCGTTATCAATATCTTCCTCTGTTGCCTCTACGCCTTCGATAATGCCGAGGTCAAGCATTTTATCCTGAACATCCTGCATGTCGATGCTTCGGCTTTCGCAAAATAGCTCGTAAAGCCATTCTGTGAGATCAACAGCCATAGAACAAGTAACTGGCGGTTTGCGGGTTGCAGCTTCTTGTATTTCAAGCTTTTCACGCAGCGCGGCATTTTCATCTTCAAGCCTGCCATGAGCAGAAACCTCTTCATCAAAGCACCGTTTTAGCTCCACGCATTCGGTGGCGGCTTGGATAACAGTATTAAACGCTGACTTGAATGCAAAATCTCCGTCATTCTCAAGTATGCGTTTTAAATCTACGCGTAAATATTCGATAGCCTCTTTCAAAACATCGTCTTTATCTGGGGTCATTTCTTCTTACTCATACAATCACAATAACACTTGCGTTTCCAGCACCATTTCATGAATTTACCGCATAACGAACATATGGGTGGCATTATTCGATCACCCTTATGCCGTTGGGATAATTCCACATGATATAGGCAGCATGGGAAAACTCTAACGGCGAAGGCTCTTTTGTAATTTGGTCAACCGTCACCACTTCCGGCACATTGTTGAGATAATCGCCTACAAGATGAAAACACTTATTAACGTGACTATCTGACATTCCCCATTTTGCCTGTGTCATAGTTCCAATATCGTTCCAAGCCTCAATCGCCGCTTTTTTATCGGTCATAACTTCTCCAATGCCTCAATAACAGAATCGATTGCTTCTTCTTGTGTCTGCCATCCATCAGGAGTGAAATAGTGCTTCTCATTCCAAGCCTTGACGCGCACACGCCTGAACCTTACGCAGATACGCTTTATAAATCTGGTCATCTTTTCCAGATGCTCCATCCCAGCAGGAACATTAGGAATCCGTATGACCATAGTTCTAATGTCATTTTGGCAACTCGATAAACGCGAATCCGCCTGCACCGATATCGACCATGCTCTGGATCATCTTCATGAGTTTCAGATCACCGGTGACGAATGCACATACAGGTTTAGTCGCATTGACTTTAGCGATCTCTCCGTAAGTGGTCTGCCAGATCAATTCACAGGCCATCTCGACGACTTTGCGGCAGTCGCCATCACCGTTGAGGATCGATGATACACCGCTTGGGGTATAGCCGATAGCCTCGGCGATTTCGTTGGCCTTCATTCGTGTGGCCAGCTTACGCAGGTATACCGGTTCAACTTTGGTGAAGTTCTTGGATGGCTCGATAATTTCTTCTTCGAGATCGGACAGGGGACGGCTTTTCAGTTCAGTTACTTTAGACATGTTGTTCTCCTTGTGTTGTACGTTGGTTCCATTTTTCGCGGGTAGTTTTTAGTTCGTAGGCCGGACACTGAGTGATACCGCAACCGTATAAGTTCTCACCCAGCCACTCAATTTTCTTTTGTGCTGGTTTACCACAGAACGGGCATGATTTCAGTTCAGTGTCTGACATTACGTTATCTCTCTTGTTGGGTGGCCCGAGAGGATCTACTAATTTTCCCTCGGGCCATAGTTGTTATCCGGCGGCCTTCTGTGCATCGGCTACCTTGGCTACGTTCTTCCACGTCTCCCAGTATGACCGGATCGATTCTTTAACTTCAGGTGCCAGTGCATCCTTCCATGCCGTCAATGCGGCCAGACCTTTTTCGGAAGCCTGATTACCTGCATTGATAGTCTCTTGGGAGGCCGCTACAGCGGTCGTAGCAGGTGCCGCTCCACCACGCGCCCATTCTGCGAGAGTACGGCCAGATTCCTCTGTAATGGGCTTATCTAGGGCAAAAAACTTCTTATGCTGCTGTTGGAGCTTAATCGGTTTCGGAATACCAGGCGCATCGGCGGTCAGCAAGAAGCTGGTCGTCAACTCGAAGGGGAGGTTTTTCTCACAGACCGGTATCCAGCCGTCAAGGCCGGTTAAGCTTTGCTTGGGCACGATCTTCATCTTTCCGTCTTCCTTGATCATCTCGATCTTGGGTTCGGCGCGGAAGCACAGGATGACGTGGGCATTGACCCTCAGAAGTCTTTGGACGAACCCTTTATGGGCCATCTTCGGTTTAATCCATGCCGCCATTTTGCAGGCTTCACGTTTTTTGTAATCGCTTCCGGCCATGCGGGTGAGTTCTTCTTCCTGCCAGTCAAGGATTGATGACCAGATATGCGAGGTGCTATCGACGACGATCACCGGAAACTTTGCCTTATCCAGCGTCTCGATGGCATCGATGTACTGGTCGGGACGGAAAGGTTCCTTGATTTCTCCGTGCTCGAATTTGAACTCGTCGGCGTAGTGCTTGGCGCGTCCGTTCTCGGTATCGATAACCGCGAAGGCTTTACCGCCCGACATGCCAGAGGCAAGGCGCATGGCGGTATAAGTTTTCCCAGAGCCTGTCCCACCGGCCAGACCGATGAGTAGGGGGATTTGTTCGCGGACGGCTGGTTTGTATTTGAAGGTCATTTTATTTTCCTTTTAAAATTTGTTCTCGAAAACTTTCCGTGAAACTTTAACGATGCTGTATCATATGCGATAGCAGCATCTTTCTCTTTTTTGTAAAAACCAAGATGTATTAGTTTCTTTCTACATGAGATTCTTGCTTGCCATTTATCGTGATGAATATGCCAAGATACACCTTTGTATTTGCTGGTTTTATTTTTTCTAGGTTTTCTATTCATCCCGTTTTGTGACTTAGATGAAATTCTAAGATTTGACCTAGTATTGTTAAATCCATTCATATCTATATGGTCTACCTCTTTATCGCTTGGAGCTTTTGTTATTATCCTGTGCATCATAACTAATTTTCTTTTTCTGTTTTTGCACTCCAAAATCTTTTCATTGCGGCAAGCATATCCATCGGCATGTGTATGCCAATTCCACTGTGCAAGAAAATCATAGTCTTGGTCATCGACTATCGCGAATTTACCTTTAGTTAGGGATATTAACTTCATGCAGCGTTTTTCATTTCTTCCGCTTCTTTCTCCATGGCTATGTGTTCCTCCCATTGAGTGAGTTCCCATGTTGGAGGCTCCGCATAAATGACTCTACCGTTGGCGTACCCTGCCCATTTTCCGGTCTCAAGTCCACGTTTCCATGTGTCTAGTGCCCAATCGACTTTACGGTTAGCTAGGTCCATGCCGGTCTCTCCGAGGATTACCGGATAGACATCATGGGGCTGCTTCTGTTCGATGACCGCGAGAATGAAACGTTTATCTTCATCTGCCAGAGCCTTCCAGACGCGCTTGTAAAATGCGACGCTGATATCCATGCCCAGCCCGTAAAGCTGGTTCTTGATCCACTTGCTGGGCGCGTATTCGGTGCCCGTGGATTTGATATCCCAGAGGCTTTTGGCCAAGCTATCGATTCTGATCTTGCACCATACCCCGTTGATCTGGGCCACGATGGTCTTCTCCACCTGTTCGGTGCTGAACTTCTCGCCCAGCTCATCGGCGAAGGACGCCATCTTTGGTTCGAAGGCTTGAGCCATGAGAACCGCCGAATCATAATCAGGCTGCTTGACCACGACTTTACCGGCGCGAAGGTTGGCATCGCGCCATGCCTTGGCCTCGTTGGTCCTGAATTCAGCATGGGGGCTGACCGCGATACGCTTGTCGGCTTGCTTGAGAATCAGGGCGTGGGCAACGGTGCCGATGCTTGATACCGTTGACTCTTCATCCTCTTCATCCTGCGCTCCGATATCGCGATGGGCACAGGCAGCGTGCCATGGAGATTTCGTGATCATCGTTTTGATCGTCGATGCCGATAGAGGCGGGGTAGGTGTCAGTCCTTTGCCAAGGTACTGTTCGAATGAAATATCATAAACTCCGGCGGTTGTTAGCATTATACTTTCCTTTTAAAGTTTGGGTGAATTACTGCTGTTATGTGGATAGTGACAGGCGGTGTCGCTTCAGGAGTAACGGAATGGAAATGATCCCATCCCCGTTCTTTCATCACGACAACAAAATCTCTGCCGCGAAACGCTACACGGCGGTCCGAAGGTTTTTCTTCAATAATTAATTTTAACATGTGGTATTTCTCCCTTTGCGATCGCTGTGATGATAAACTTGGCAACATGATCTTTCATGTATGATTCTCCGACCTCACCTTCTTGTGAAAGGTTTATATTCCCCAAGGCGGAAAGAATTTCATTATTGATTTTCTTTTTGTGTGCCTGATCAGCCTCACGTTTTCGAGTGGCTGCTTCTTCGTCCGCCTTGGCCTGTGCAGCGGCATCTTGCTGTTTTTTTAAGGCGGCAGCCTTATCCTTTTCCGCTTTCTCTGCTGCGGCCGCGAGATCGGCAACACGCTTGTTCTCAGCATCCACCAGAGCCTTATCCGCAGTTGCTTTGTCTGCGGCCGCCTTATCTGCTGCAGCCTTAGCATCGTCGATGATCTTCTGCTTTTCCTTGGCCGCTTTCTCTGCAGCGATACGGGCATCATCGGCGGCCTTCTTCTCGGCGGCCACACGGGCATTGAAGGCCACGTTCTCTTCATGGGCTTCCTGATACATGTCTTGGAATATCTTAGTCAGGCGTTCTTCCTCGGCGCGGAATGCTGCAAGTTCTGCCGCATCCTTCTCAGCCTTAATCGTTGCTTCGAGCTGGGCATGAAGGAATTTTTCTACATCCTCTGATTCCTTAACGGCCCGCTGTGCGAATTCTTCCCATTCACGGTTAACACGATTCGGGAATCCATCGATATATCCCCTGATAAATTCAGCAGGTTTAGGCTCCCTGAACAGCTCCTTGATGTTCACGATCTCGGCAAGTGCCAGTTCGTGGGCGGCGATCCGTGCCTTGTCCTTGTTCTCCCAGTCAGTGACCGGCTGCCGGATTTCCTTTTGTAATTTTTCGAGCTCATCCCATGCGCGACCCGCTTCTTCATCGACGAGGGTTAAAGCTCTCTTTTTCTCCGCCACCAGATTAACGCGTATTTTTTCCAGTGCCGTCTTCTCGTCCCTGACCTCAACGGAAAGACTTATGATCGCTTGGCGACCCTTCGGTGTCGAGATATCAAGTTCCGCTGCACGCTTGCGAGTGTTCTCCTTGATCTTTTCCAGTATCGGGTCAAGACCGTTTGGAACGAAAGTCAGTGCATGGTTTTTATTTTCTGTGACAACCAGTGCTGTTGACGGCTCGATGATTTCCTGTTCAGACATTAGAAATCTCCTTCACAGGCTGAGTGATTTCCATCAGGCTGTGATTCATAGCCTCAGCAACTTTTTTTGTCGCATCGATTAATGTATCTCCGATGAGGTGGACAATCCCTGAGATTTGTTCTGGACTGAGCAATATCTCAATATTGCCCGTTGCCTGCTGGAATTTTACCGTACCTACATATACTTTGATAGGCGCAGAGCCATATCCATTGACGTATTTGTCCTCGGCCCTTATATCTAAACGTTCTAATTTCATCCGAAAAACCCTCCTTTGTATAGAATGAATAAGGTAAAAACACTTGAGATAAATGATGTAAAGAAATCAAACTTAGAATCTCTTTTTTGTCCTTGAAACGCTGCGTTGATTCCGAGAACAAGTATTATCATCATAAGATATGTGATCTGCGGCCAGTGAAGAGTGAATGTCATATGCTCACCCCCCGTGCAATACTGCGTGCCATGCCCTCAACGAACCGTTTACCACGATAGTTTGATGGCGGTGACGGTTGTCTCTCAGGAACTGGACGGCCCCAGAGATCGAGGTTATACCAGTTCGGGCCGTGCATTTCACGGCGAATCTTATTCATTGCTTCGTCTGCTTTATCCAAGGCGGTGTGCCGGTTACACCATCCATTAGGGGAAAAATACATGTAGGTCATGTTCGTATCCTATTAATTTTTGAAAAACATTTAAAATATTTTATAGCCGCATTGTTATAGGCAATAGCTGCATCTTTTTCTTTATTATATAGTCCGAGATATTTTAACTTTTTATTGATTCCTATATATGCCATCCATTTCCCTCCGCCCTTATGCCAGCAAACCCCTTTATATTTGCTAGATGTTTTATTTCTTTTTGGGAGATTCATCTTATTTTGTGATGATGTTACACATCTTAGATTACGTCTTTGATTATTAAGCTTATTTCCATCTACATGATCAACTTCTTTTCCTTTTGGCGGATCAACAATTGAACTGTGCATCAAAATAAACGATTTTTTATGCTTCCTAACCGCATATCCACCGCTATGAATGCACCACTTCCATTTCCTCAAGATTAGGTAATCAGAATTATCTACTAGGGCAAACATTCCTTTTGTTAATGGCAACTTTTTCACTGCTTTGATCCCCTATTAAAACAATTTTTGAAGTTTACCCTGATGGCCTCCATAGCGATCATGGCGGCGAATACACGGCGGCAATCTTTGACTGGGAATTGTGCGATCATTTTGTTTTCCTTTCGCGTAACTGGTAGGCGGGGCTGCTTCACCCCGCCACCTCCAGTCACAGAGCCTTATTTAACATCGTTGGAAAGTTTATCGAGTGCTGCTTGGCATGACGGGCTGGCATGGCACTTGGCCGCCATAGTCATGTCTTTGGTCTGCTGCGTAACTGGGCAGCACGCGGCAAGGTTAATGACCGCGAGAATCGCTATTACTTTTTTCATGATTATCTCCTGTGACTGTGGGTATAAAGCAGAATTGCTCTATACCCACAGAATAGGCGAATCGATGATTTCGATCAAGCTTTATTTATAAGATTTATAAACTATTTTCAATTTCATAAATATTAATACACTTCTCCGCGTTGTATCCGAGATATAGTTGATTGAGAAACCCCATATTCTTCTGCTAAGTCGTACTGATTCTCATGCCTTGATCGTATTATTTTTACTTCCTTGGCAGTAAATTTTGCCCTTGGATTGTTCACGCCATTCCGGTCATATCCCCTGCCTTTAGAGAACATATCCTTGTTATTATCAGCTTGAGTACCTAAGAAAAGATGGTTCGGATTCACACAGGGAGGATTGTCACATTTATGTAATACGTGCATATCTTTTGGAATTTCCCCCACATAAATTTCCCAAGAAATTCTATGTGCCTTTTTATGTTTTCCATCTATAGACATTTTGCCGTAGCTGTTTTTACCTTTAGCCCCTTTCCAGAGCCAACAGCTACTAGCTACGGCAAAAATTACCTTTTCTTCAAATCTTTTTTTAAAGATTTTCTTCAAGCTTTTCGACTTCATAGATGAATCTTATTACGTTCTCGGAAAACCCATCAATATGTTTCCATCGGCCATAGCCAACACCGTTCTTATTAGATGCCACATTAATCATGTAGGCATTCTTAAAATCAGGATCAGACACGCTGTCATGGCTCTGCTCATCCGTGATGACGATGATACGATCAGCCTTGACGTTGGCGTTTAGCCATCTGAGAGCCTCTCCAAGATGAGTGCCGCCATGGGGTTGAGAGTTCTGGATGGCATCTACTCCAGCCATGCCCAAGCGCGGCGGGCATTCCTTGAGTGCCGTGGAGAAGCTGAACACGCGGCGGTCACCGTGAATGATAGAACCAAGTGCCGCAGCAGCATCAAGACGAGTCATGTCAGACTTCGCTGACAGCTTCGCGTCCATGCTTCCAGACACATCGACGAGCACAACAGTAGTCCCTGACAATTTCGGCAGCCCTTCGATGGACTTCAAAAGCATCTGGTCAAGCTCTGGTTCATATTTCTTGACGATTCGTGCGGCTGCCACATAACGGAACGGCAGAACTCTGTCGGCACCCTTACCGGCAAGAATAGCCTCGCGGATCAGAGAATCATCAACACCTGATTCGGACATGTTACGCAGGTTGCGAAGCAATGCCAGATATCCGAGGTTGCCTTCCTTCAGAAGACGGGTGAAGGTTTCCTTCTTATCCGCGCCTGCCGACAGGGCGACTTCCCAAGTATCAGGAACCTCTAGTTGCTTCGACACCAGCCGCTTCCACATATCGGATTGATCGGTATCCTTTGGCTTGCCGTGTGCTAAGAAAAGAACATCACGAAGCTTGATCGTGTTGTCTCGGTTATACTTAGCGATCGAATACTCGTTGAACTTCGTGAATGCACGTGCAAGACCCTTTTTCAACTGAGCGGACAGCGGCTTCTTGCCATCTTTCCAGTAGATGGTCAGCAACTCGGCAAGCTCATCCGGACGCTGGATGACCTCGTAAATCGTATCCGACACGAGACGTGATCCGGAACCGGTCTTGCAAAGAACGGACAGAAGCAGCAGTGGGATATGGCGCAGCTTTCCAGCGGTGCGGACTTCTATAGCCAATGCGGCCAATCTTTGTGCGGAAACCTGCGTTGCCAATTCTTCTACGCGCTTGGCAATCTCTTGACCTTCTTCGTAGGCATCTTTTTCCCACAACATGCAGGACATCACCGAACGGCGCAGAGCCTGTTCAGGATTGATATGTTTTGCCGGTGCACCTTCGTGGGTGAACTCGGTCGTTTTAGTTCTGGTATTTAGTCTAGCCATTTTAGTCTCCTTAAAAAATAGAGGAACATGCGATAAAAGAAATGCCGATTTGAACGGCTATGCAGCTTTTTTAAAGCTGTGTTCAACCAATGAAGTATCTCTTATCTATCGCCATCTACAAAAGTACAGTGAGGGAACAAGCACCGAAAGTAACGTATGCGCTCTACCACTAAGCTACAACAACCATAAATGGGTTGCTGACCGGATTCGAACCGATGCCTCATCCTCCAAATGGAAGTAACTCTCGATTACACCACTCACCTTATCAAGCAACAGGGGAATAAGCGGAAAGACGTTTTTTACGTGCTCTACCAATTGAGCTACCCACCCCGAAGGGCAGGGATGGACTCGAACCACCAACCCCGTCATTACAAATGAAGAACTTCTTTCCTACGCCACCTGTTTTATCTATACACCGAAGGAATAAGCGAACGGTCTTTTGTTTTCAAAGGCATGAAGTAAGACCGTTCAACGCCATCCGGCTAATCGAATAAACCCACACTATAAACATTTTATAACATCGTCAAGCAGTATGTTGCATTATTTTAAAAATTGTTTATAACGATTAATGAAAGGATTTCGGAATGAAAGAAGAAAAAGCCGTTCAGGCCTATAACTTATCCACAAAAAATCATGAGTGGTTAAAAAAGCAGGCAGAATCAGTGGGCCGTTCTGTCAGCCAGTTCTTGGATATGCTCATAACGTCTAATAGGGAGAAGGATAAAAAAAATGTCAGAGTACAGAGAGATCGCTAAAAAGCACGGAATACCTGAATCAGTGGCCGATGCCGTTGAAAAAGATGATGCTGCGGCTGGCGTAGGTCACAACAGCGGAGATACACAGGATATTGGTGGTGTTTCCGGAGCACGCCTGAAGGCATTCATTGAGCGCATCGAGCGGCTGGAAGAAGAAAAAGCTGCAATCGCCGAAGATGTCCGTGATGTCTACGGAGAAGCCAAGGCAACCGGCTTCGACCCCAAGATTATTCGTAAACTGGTTTCCCTCCGGAAACAGAATTTGGAAAAACGGCGCGAAGAACAGGAATTGCTTGAGCTTTATGCCGCCGCGATTCAGATGGAATTAGCACTATAATCTGATATAATGACATCGAGGTTTTGGTTCACCTCCATGTTGTTGACTTGGCCGCCGGTCTTTTGCGAGACCGGCGGCTCTTTTATAGCTGGAGTGTCGGCGTGCCCTTCGACATGAAGGCCGCATGTTTCTCGATAAGCTCTTTGTGGAGGCTGCTACGCGGCGTCTCCAGTAGCGGGATAAGGTATCCCACCTCTTTCAAGAACACCTTGGAGAAGTCTGGATCACAGGCGACGATACTGTGCATGTTGTCGATGATGTCAGCACACTTTATGACTTTCGCCGCGTTGCTAGCCGTCTTCAACCGCTCACGCGTGATCTCTTTCCGCTTCGCACGGTTGCCCGCTGACAGTGGTGGATCAGTCAGTTCAGCGACGAATCGTCCGACATCTGATCCAAACCATCCATAAACCTCATCGATAAGAATCGGAGTATCTTCGACGACATCGTGAAGCAGGGCCGCGATGATCATTTTTTCCCGCATGTCTTCAAGTTCTTTTTCGAAGACCGCGCAGGACACCATCTTGGCCACCGACAGGAGATGGACCAGATAAGGCTCGCCAGAGTATTTCCTGAATTGTGGACGGTGCTCTTTTTCCACGAACTGGACGGCGTGGATGATATCGTGACCTGCGAACATCATTGTGGGTCCGCTATGATTTTCCGGTACAGAGTATTAATCCTGTCCTCGGAATATGGCGTCTCGTCGATGTTCTCATCAATCCATTTAAACGTATGCGTATCGAGCATTTCCTTGATCCATGCGGTGAAGAATTCATGGAGTTCCTGTGGCGCGTCGGTCTGCTCGATAGCCTTGACCTTCAAGTCGATGAGCTGATTGATTTTATAGATGAACTCATCGCCGATTATCTTTTCTGCGGCCACCGTTTTTTGCAGCAGGGTACTGAATGGCACCGGCGGTAGAGTTTTGTTCTGATGGATGTAAAGTACACACAACATCGGACGGATGATGTAGAACCATTTCTTCATCGTCGGTTCACCACTGCCAACGATATGCTGCTTGTAAGTAGATTGTGATATCCCGCGATAGTGATGGGCAGCGCGGCGGAGACAGAAGTGATCGGTTGTGTAATTTTTCAACAGCGCATGGGCCACATCTTTGTAATAGATCACTGGAGACAATAGATGCTCGTAAAGGGCGGCGTTACTTTGTGATGCCAACTTCATCACCTTCTTGATGTCCCACCCCGAGTAATCGTGCAGTCCCTCCATAAATCCGAAGTGTTCGACGTTCTCGAATACGCTCGTGTATTTCGAACGATCCTTGTACATGAACATGAAGCGGACATCATAATCCGAATCGGGACTCGCAAATCCCCATGCCCGCGAACCGGCCTCTACAATGGACAGAAATTCGAGGTCTGGAAATTGTTCTTCGAGACGTGCTTTGAAATCGTAAGTCATTTTTTAGGGAACTCCCATTTTTTTGGATCTGGTACATCTTCTGCTTTACGTGCCACTAACGCGATACATCCATCTTCTAATCTATTTTCCAGCCATTCTTTTTGTTTACCATCCTTAGACATGCGCCCAATATCTGTTTTTGTTTCTATACTAAAAAATGCACCTATTATGCAACCCACATGTCTTTGCTCAATCACCATTGGCACGACACCTATCCAGTCTGCGCTTCCTACTTTTAAGCCATAGTGAGTCTTTGTTAACTTATCAAATCCAGTATTATTTCTCCAAAGCTTTATGCCGTATTTTTCCCAAGCTGCGATTCTTACTTTATCGCTGATACTAGTTTCCTGTTTTCCCATTTTTCTTCCTATTTTTAAAAGTCATTTCTGCCCATCCTTTTTTATACCCGCGTTGAGTTTCAATAGTTTTCAACTCGGAAAATGTTTTTGCCATGCCAACCTCACGGCGAAGTCTAATCCTCTCATCTTCTTTTAACTTTTTACGAGCGGCTAATTCTTCGCGGGTTATCTCTTTTAATTGTCCCTCAGTATAGCGAAGCTTTCTCTCTTGCACTGGTGACTCATATCCACAGTAGGGACATTTCTTTGATGGAGGGTAAACAGCATCGCATCTTTTACATTGCTGTATGGCTGATTTACCTTGCCGTGTTAGGTTTTTTGGAGGATCCGTTAGAGACCATTCCATCTCATCGTCTGGAAGTCCAAATATTTCAACGTTATTTACGCAATCTATAAGATAGGAACATGGTTTTATACTATCAGCGATAGCCGTCTTACGCTGTTCTGCCGTGTCTAATGGGTATCCATCAGCATAAAATGGCCTGCTTAATCGTCCAGGTTGTTGAATGGCTAGAATTTGAGATCGATATGGGCGAAGCTGTATCCCCACGGTAGCACGTGGAAGATCGGTTCCCTCGTTAACAATATCGCAAGAAACTATTCCTTGTATTTTTCCAGAATTATAATTATCAAATATTTCTTTCCTCTGTCCTTCCTTCATTGTTCCATCCACAGCAAAAAAGCCATATCCGGCCTTCTGGAACTGGTCGGCAACTTCCATGGTGTGTTTGATGCGGATGGTATATACAATCGCTGGGAGGCCATCAGCAATGCGTTTATAGTGGTCAATCGCGTTTCCGGTGACGACCCGTTTATTCATGGCCGTTTCAACCTGATCTAAGTTATCATAATCTATACCGCGTAAGAGTGCGGCCGGAGCTGGTGCGAATACACGATATGGAACCAGATACCCATCATCTATAAGTTCTCTCACGCTGGGGCCGATTATCATTTCATCGTAGTATTCTCCAAGGTCAATCGGACTCGCAGTAACACCTAGTAATATAGCGTCTGGATATCGAGCAAGTATTTCTTGCGCGGATGGCGATATAGAGTGGTGACATTCATCATAAATGAACATATGTGGTGAAGGGATTCCTTCACGCCTATAGAGCGTCTGGATGCTCGCTACTTGAATGTTCTTCTCATATTCTTCAGGGTAATCAGCTTTAATAATCCCATGATCAACTTCGAAAGCGGTCAGCTTGTTCGATATCTGTTTTATAAGTTCACGACGATGAGCTGCAGCAGTAACTCTTTTATTTTTTCTTGATGCACCTTGACCTATCACGGTGAAAACTATTGTCTTACCCCCCCCGCAAGGGAGCACGTAAACTACACGGCGTTTTTTGCGTCGATAAGCGTCCTTGATCATTGCTACAGCATTTTCCTGATATGGACGTAAGTTGATCATAGGTTAACAAACATATCAGGTTGTCGATATGCATCCTCGATGCGCTTACATGCGGTATCGAAATATTTTTCATTAATTTCAACACCGATAAATTTGCGAGCCATTTTAGCGCAGGCAACGCCTGTAGTACCGCTGCCCATGAAAGGATCAATGACAGTTCCCGATGTCCATTCAATGATATTACGCATCAAATCCACAGGCTTTTCTGTGGGATGAAAAATATTTCCAGACCGTCTACAATCTAAAACATCAGTAGGCCGACCAGAAGGGAAAAAATGCTTTTCTCCGGCGTAGAATAAACAGACTTCAGTCTGGCGAGCATGTTCATGCTCAAGGTCTCCCATAGACCAGTTATTCTTAACCCACGTTATACATGATTTAGGTTTTGGAACTTCTGATAAATTATCCCATCGGCAGAAGATATATTTGCTGTGATCTGCGGGAAGATTGCATGTCCAGAGTAAATGCTCAGCACTTTTATCGTTGGCAATCTTTTCATGTTGTTCTTGCCGATAGTTACTTTGAAAGTCCATGCCATAAGGAGGGTCGCTGACCCTAGAGGAC